AGAAATTACGTCTTTCACGCACGCTAGAAAGTTTCTCCCTCCCCCCCCTCCTTGATGAAATGGACAGGTGGTTTCTTTATCATTTGATAAACGATAACATGCATGAGAGCATCAGTGTTCACATTGTCAGTATGCTTACCATCTATTTGCGCATATAGCTACATTGATATATACCTAACAAGGGTATGGCATAAGGTGTGCCTGACAAGGAATGTCACTTGTGACAAGAAACGTCACCCCCATGTGACCATTCCCGTCACTTTGTTACACTGACCTAGCTCTAGTCTCACAATGTGAAAGGAATCGGGTCGATTCCCCCTGGCACGGGGGTTGCATATATACTTGCATCACCAACCCTGCCTGAGCACCTAAAATGACCTCCTCCCAAATCAAAGCCCTAATGCTTACGGCCTACTATGAAGCCGCTTTTTCGGGTGTTCCTTTTAGTGAATGGTCGCCTGTTGTTTCTATCGGTTTTTCCGACGAATTGTTCGTCTAAACCCGTCACCCTCAAAGGAACCAATCATGCAAACACCTATCCGCCAATCTCTCTACCCGGTCCAGATGCAAGGCGATCGCTTCGACGCTAACGACTCCAATGCCGAATGCATGTTGCATGTGTTCGATATTCGAGGGGGAAGTGTTGGCCTTTGAAATGCTGTCAAAGAAATATTTGCACGTCATCGCATGGGATGCCATTGGTGACGTTATCCGGGAGTATGACAACCGATAAGGGTTTATCCTAGCCTATGTTGTCACTTAGGTGACACATGGGCAGCATAGAATAGCCTATCATGTAGGCTTCTCTATGTTGTTTCTCTAGGTGCCGGACCTTCTCCGGTTTGTAACGAGGATTTAAAATGAATGCAACAATGCAAGGTAGCACGGCTGCAATTAGCGATGCGGGTATGGTCGCTATCTCCAAAACCGTAGATAGCAAAGGTACGGCCGTTCACATGGCTGCACGTGCTTTGTTCGCTGAGTTTGGCAAAGTGGACAACAACCCGACGCGGGTTATTCTCGGCTTTGTGTCTGGCGGTATGACTGTCGGTGAATACGATCAAGCGGAAGCGCAGGCCCTGAGTATGGCTAAGGCAACCGATGATGCATCGGGATGGAAACCCGCCGATGGTGCAAAGGGGCGTGATAAGTATGGCCCTAAGCAATCGAGCATGGCAACGCAAGCTAGCCAACGCCGACAAGTGTTTGGAGCGGCGAAGCTGTCTTTAGCGAGCATTATCAGTGTCCCTGATAGTGGCATTGTCAACCCTGATACTTATCCCGCTTTTAGTGTCGCGGTGAAGAAAGCCCGTGATTTTTTGAATGAACAAGGACTTACCTGGGATGGCAAGGCGCGTGCCGATGTTGCACAAGCGAAGGAAAACGATCAAGAATTTAAGGCCCGATATAAGGCCGAGGAACAAGCACGCAAGGAGACCCCCAAGGAGGCCGGGGAAACCTACAATGAGTGGGAACAACGGTGTAAGGCCATTGCAAAGGACGTTCTTAATGATATGGCCGTGGCAGAGCATAAGGCGAAGGTTGACAAGGTTGTCGCTACGCTCCTCGCTAAGCATGGCGCAGAGTTTTGCGAGGATGTTCTGTCAGCACTCGCCACTGCACTCGGCTTTGAAGAAGAAGAAAGCCCGGTTTAAAAACTATTTAAATTCAGCGGCTATTGTGGCCGCTGCCTTAAGTGGTTTTCTTGTGTGTTTTCTAAAGGAGAGTAGATAATGGAACGTATTCGTAACATTCAAACCCGCGATTGCTATTATCCTATTTATTTCCATGACGGAAAGGATAACACTTTCCAAAAGGGATATTATTTCTTTGATGATGAGGTCGGATATACCGGGGATGATTATCCTTATTATATCGGCACGTACAATACTATTGACGAAGTGTGCAAAGCGCAACATCGTCATTATGTTTCCATTATGTCCCTTTAAATGGAGGTTTAAACATGTCTCTCATTGCCTACGCTAATGGTCGTTTTTGCTACATTACCCGTCAACCTGTGGTGACGTATAAGCGCCATCGTATGGTTTCATTTGTCGATAACAAGCTGGTTTAACAAGGACATTTAAACATGAATGAAACAGAAACCCTGGCAAAACAACTCATGTTGCAAGCGTATGCATTGCCAGAATCAAAACTTCGTGAGCTTATGGATGCCCTTGAAGTTGAGTATGTAAACCGGCTGGCTGAACAGGCCGGCTTTTTGTCGTCTGAAGAAACCTGTTTTGTTTAAAGGAATATTTAAATGCGCACTTTCTTTGAGGCTGTGTGCGACGCATTCGCGGCGGAGCTTTCTTTCATACTTGAAACCCTGTTTTTAGGAGATATTTAAATGCACGTACATCATGACCTCATCGTGGCCTGGGCTAAAGGGGCGACTATTCAATATCTCAATAAAGTTTGTAATGAGTGGTGTGATGCTTGTTCTTCGCCCTTCTGGGAACCGAAGGTGACCTATCGAATTAAACCCGAGCCTAAGCCCGACGTTGTTTTATATGCTTGTATTGAAAAAGAAGTATCTTTCGATAATAAGGTTCGTATAGGATTTACTTGTGCAGATAAAAACAAACAAAAAACAGATACCTGTATGTTCATCTTCGACGGTGAAACGGGTAAGCTCAAGGATGCTCAAGTAATCGCTTCTTCTAACGAATAAGCTCGGCCCGCCGCGTTTAAAGGAGAATTTAAAGTGTCTAAGCCTACTTGTGATACTTGTAAATACCATACCAAAGGGGTTATTCATAATTATCCTTGGCAAGATTGCAGTAAGAATTGGTCAGAAAAAGGCAAGCCTTTAATTGGTGTATTAAAACATATTTGTTCCAACTATAAAGTAAAGGAAAACGCATGTTCATTGGATATGTAGTTGAATATGTCAGGCATGGTAAGGCTGAGAGCTTTATCACCAAAGATAAAACCCGTGCAGATGAATATGCTGTGCAGCACAACGGAACAATAACACCTCTTGTAAAATGGCTCGCAACCGACGACAGCAGCAACTTGTTTCCGCTCTTGTCTTCAACAAAGCCGGACGCTTGTTGTCAACAGGCCAAAACAGTTATGTGAAAACCCATACAGTGCAAGCTAAGGCGGCTAATAAAGTGGGCCGCCCCAGTTGCATATATCTTCATGCTGAGATAGCAGCCCTTGTTAAAGTCAAGGACTGGTCAGAAGCATATAAACTTGTTGTAATGAGGTATTTAAAAGATGGTACACCAGCCAACGCTGCCCCCTGTTCAATCTGCTGTGAAGTCATTCGGCAAACCGGCATCAAGATCATTGAACACACTTAATGGCGATCAAGCCAGAGACACAGCACAATTGCTGTGGCTCGATTGGTATGAGAACAACATCCCCGACAAGCAACCTAAAAAGTTTGTTGGTAGTGGTGAAGATGTTTGTTTAAACAACCTTTAAAGGAATATTGTGGCAACGACACCGAAGGCTAAGGTTAGCTTTAAAACCAACCCTTTTATTATGGATTTTCCCGAGCCAGGAGAATCCGCTTCTGTTTTTGGTGAAGATATGTTACATCTTCAAAGCTACATCATTGTCTATTACACCACTAAAAGTGCAGCAGATAGCCAAGAAGGATACGATATATATTTAAACGAGTCTATTAAAAACTACGACAACTACATCTCTCGTTATAAAACAATTAAAACTTATGCGGATGAACAGGTAAATAGCGGGGAACACACAGGTTATCGTTTGTTTGGGTATGTGTTGCGACCTTTCGGTATACAACCCTTGCTCCTTAAGAATCACCACAAGAAATTCCAAGTGAAAGATAAGACATATTTAAATGGGCCGTTAAAGAGTAATGAGTTTCTTGCAAAGAAAGGGCAGCATTTCGTATGATTAAACTAGTTTTAGAAGACAGGCGCAAGCCTGTTGTATACACACCCCCTGCCCCTTGGAAAGCCCCTTCTCCTGTTGTCCAACCCTCAGTTACAAACATTGCGGTGTATAATGAGGCGCGGCGTAGAGACAACATCATCAAGGAACTTTTAAAGGAATTTAAACTAGTTGAAGGGCAAATTGTCCAAGCGGCTGTAACAAACCAAGAATATGTCATCAACAAAATCTGCCGCACCTATGCACACATGGGTAGTGATGTTGATTGGCCGGCTTCAGATAACCCAATGATTGTCACCATCACTTCAACCAAGGATCAAAGCGTTTGTTTCTGCACAACCAACTATCTAAAGGCTAAGGTATGAAGAAACTAACTCTAGCCTATTCACCCTTCGGAACCACCAGTAGTAGTGTCTATCCTTTTGATGCTGTATATGAAGAGAGTTTTAACGCTGTCGAAAAGGGTAGCCTAGCAGGCGCTGATGCTCTTGTCCTATGGGGAGGTACCGACATTCATCCCACGTTCTACCATCAGCCATATCACCCCCTTACTGAGCGTTCTGGTACTGGTCCTGAGCCCAGCCTACGGGACATGACAGAATGGCATCTAATGAAGGAAGCAAAGAAGCTAAAAATTCCTATCATTGGTATTTGCCGTGGTGCCCAGTTTCTATGTGTGTTTGCTGGAGGCAGTTTAATTCAGGATGTTAAGGGCCATGCTCATGCACACGGCATTGTGACGGATAAGGGTCTATCAATGCACGCATCTGCCAACCACCATCAGATGATGAATCCTAAGGCCGGCACCTATGAACTCTTAGCATGGTCGGAGCGTGATGGCTCACAATATCAAGATGGTTTTTCACCTAAGCCAGTGGAGCGAGAGCTAGACAAAGACCCTGAAATCTTATGGTTCCCTGAAATTAAAGGACTAGCTATTCAACCACACCCCGAATGGATGCCTGTTGGTGCTCAATTCACAAAGCATTGTGTAGAGTTGGTTCGTGAGTTTTGTATTCCAAAACCCTCTTGTATTGTTTAATTGGAGATTTAAAAATGGCTACTACTTCCCGTCGTGTTTGTGCTCAACGCAAGAAGAATCGTCCTAGTCGCACTAGTAGTGTGAAGTGCAAGACCTACACTGCTATTCCTCCCGCTGAGGGTTGGCCCGGTGGTGATCCGGTTAAGAATGGTTGGAAGCCCCGTTAATATATATTTAAAGGAAATATCATGCGTCTAGGATCAGACCCCGAGTGCCTTTTGGTAGACACGGCTGGTAACTTCAAAGCTGTTTGTGGCCTGCTGGATGGGCACGACAAGTGGAACCCTTTGCAGGTGCCTGACATGGAAGCAGGCTTCACCTTTCAGGAGGATAATGTTTGTATTGAATTTGGCATTCCCCCTGCCTCAACCAGCGAGCAGTTTAAACACCACATTAAAGCTGTTCAGCAACGCTTCCTTGCAGAGCATAAGCATCTCAAGTTCAGCAACCTTAGTTGTGTTGTTATGCCCGACAGTGAGATGAAACACCCTGCTGCACACATCTTCGGATGTGAGCCAGATTTCAACGCATGGAACGGTAAGGTTAATAAGAAGCCATCCCCACCCACTCCTAATATGCGCAGCGCAGGTGGGCACGTACACATTGAAACTAACCTAGATGTGCGAAAGGTTATTCAGGCATGTGACCTGTTCCTCGGTGTGCCTTCCGTGTTGATGGACAATGGTGAGATGCGCAAGCAGCTCTATGGTAAGGCTGGTTGCTATCGGCCTAAGCCCTATGGTGTAGAGTACCGCACCCTCAGCAATTTCTGGATTTTTGAGGGTAAATATATTGATTGGGTGTGGAACAACACAGCAACGGCCCTTGATTTTGTGGATACCGGTTTCTCTACAAAGAATTTGCGGACAGAGATTATTCGCTGTATTAATGAGAATGATAAGGGTCTAGCCAACGAGCTGGTCAAAGAGTTTCATTTGGAGGTTGTATAATGATTTTTCACAAGAGTACATATCAGGATATTCAGAAATATTATCCTGATAACATTGTTAAGTTTAAGGAGACAGGGGACCGGCTCTGGCAAATCAGGTCTATCAACCCTGACGAAATCAGATGCTCAGATACCGACGGCTTCGAGATTTATTTAGATTTAAATGAGCCATATGAGGTAGACTTTGCTTTACCTGGGCGTGTGGTATATCAAAACGGCTCCTATGCTTGTATGCTGGCTCGTATGCCCGCCAAACAATATAACCGGGGCATTCATTCACAAAATACTGGTCTCTTCCAACTCAAGGGCCAAGGTGAGTGGGTAAACCAGGGCTTTAATATCCAAAAGCTCCAACAGTTTGTGGATAAGCCCTCTTATCAAGAGGTCTCTCTTATTGATTTTAGTGCAGACACCTATTATTCTTGGGCCCTATCTCGACACTTCTCTATTTGTAGGGGTGGTTATGTCTTTGCTCTAGGCACTAAGATTGGGAACTTCGACGCACCAGCTAAGGCCATTTGTGTTAACAGCCTATTTAAACCCGACCTTATTCCTCTTTTCCCAGGGTGGAAATTCGTATGACTATCTATGAAGACTTTAGTATTGAGCTTTCCAACGAAGAATGCGCAGATGCCGATCATTTCATCTGTGGCACTGAGTATGAAATTGAGAACATCTACAGTGTGAACATTAAGGGGTATGATGTAGGTTCCGACCACCCTTATTGGTTTGGTGATTTGGGTGCCATCAAGGATGGTAGCTTGCGCAATAATGGTCTTGAGTTTGTCACTCGTCCTGTGCCGTTTAAAAGGGCATTAGAACTGTTTGATGAGCTACATGGCTCCCTTTCTCTAGGGCCAGAACCGTACACTGCGCGCACCTCAACACATGTGCATGTGAATGTGGCTTCTATGAGTAAGGCACAGCTAAAACAATTTGTCCTGCTGTATGCTTTGTTTGAGCCTGTGTTCTTTGCCTTTGCTGGCCCAGTACGCAAGCATAACATCCATTGTGTACCTCTAAGCTATACCCTGTTGCCTAAACATTATCCAGGTAAAATTGAATATCTAATTGACGCATGGAGTAAATATACAGCATTCAACCTCAAGCCTGTACGCACCATTGGTACTGTAGAGTTCCGACACCTCTTTGGTACGGGGGATAAGGAGGTCTATCAACAATGGCTACAGATGATTATGGAACTATGGACCTTCGCGTTTAACATGCCTTTAAACTGGCTAGAGCAACAACTCATTGCAGGCACTGCACCTAAGGACATGCTGGCACAAGTAATTCCCTCAGCTAGTCTTTCCAACTATACGCTGGATTTTACAGACAGCCTTATTGACGTTAAGCTGGCTTTTGTCAGCTAAGGAGAAGTATCATCTGTGGTCACGTTGGTATTATCAGTAAAAGTTCTCTTGGTTTCTTTGAAAGGGATGTTAAAGTATTTGAGGACATGCTTTACATTGACACCCTACGGGGTGACGATGCAACAGGTATGTGTGCCATTAACAAGCATAGTGGTGCAACAATCTTGAAGGAAGCTAGTGATGCTTCCTGGTTTGTTTATAACAACGAGTACAAGGCTGTTAGACCTGACATTGTAAGTAAGGGCCGTGCCCTACTGGGGCACAATCGTAAGGCAACCATCGGTAAACGGGTAGACGACAATGCTCATCCCTTTGTGCTTGATGATCGGTACGTTTTCTTTCACAATGGTACCCTACATAATCATAAACAGCTTGCTGACACGGAAGTAGATAGCGAGGCTTTGGGTATGCATCTATCCAAGTGCGAAGGAGACCTAGACAAACTAGGAGATGCTCTCAATCGGGTGTATGGTGCCTATGCTTGTGTGTGGTATGATGCTGACAAGGATACAGTTTACTTCCTACGTAATAACCAACGTCCTTTAAATTTCATTACAACAGATGACGGAACTATTTGCTATGCGTCTGAGGCATGGATGGCTCATGGTGCCTTATTGCGCAATGGATATAAGATAAAGGACATTCAGGAGCTAAAGGTAGATACGTTATACTCTATTGACATGTCAGTTAATACCCCTGTTATTAAGGAGGAGGCAATCCCAAAAAAAGCACCGGTCCCTTTACAACGCCACACGGGCAGTACTGGGACTGTGCTTACTAAGCGTGAAGCGAAGGGCCTAGCCCATGACCTGAAGACCTCAACCTACATTAGTTTTTTCCCAGACGAAGCCATTTGCTCCAGTCCACATACACCCTCGGCAAACGAGTGTTATGACTGGCTCATTGTTGCATCAAACCCTGAATATGAGGGGGTGGAGTTTAAATATATTCTTAAAGACAAGTTCCAATATGAAGTAGATGACCTTACCAATGGACGTTTCTGTACTGCAATGTACAGCAAGCACGAATACCGAGATGGTGTCCTTGAGGTATGGGTTAGCAATGTAAACGTACCAGCAAAGAGTAAGACATGTCATTAAAACTACGACTCGTTTCTCATAAACTAGGTAGTAAAAGCCTGAAGCTGTTGGCTGAAGGTCTATCAACCAAGCTAGGCTACAAAGTATTTCGCAGCAAAGCTCCTCGCCCCAACCGAGAGAATATTACTTATGGAGAATGTAAGGACAAGCTATTCCAATATGAGTGGTTCGCAGCTCATGACCTACCGGCGCTATCATTCACAACGTCTATTGAAAAGTGTAACGAGTGGCTTAAAGAAGGACAGACGGTTTTCGCACGGACTCTCACGAGAGCTAGTGAGGGCAAAGGCATTGTTGTCCTCGAAGGTACAGAGATTCCCCTTGTTTCGGCCCCCGTCTACACCCTGTATAGAAAGAAAAAGAAAGAGTTCCGTGTTCATGTCTACCAAGATCAGGTTGTGTGTGTTCTAGAGAAACGTAAGCGTAAGGGGTTTGAGGGCACGGTAGAAACTAAGATTAGGAACACAGCTAATGGCTATGTATTCTGTAGCCAAGATGTTGTAGAGCCTCCTGGCATTCGCGAGCTTGCTCTAAAGGCATCTAAAGTCACCAACTCTATGTTTAAGGGTGTAGACATAGGTTTTAACGAGAAGTTAAACGAGTTGTTTGTCATTGAGGTTAACAGTGCTCCTGGCATTCAGGGCTCAAACGTAGCTAAATACATTGAGGCAATTACAGCATGATACTAATTAATGTTGGTTCTTGGAACGAAGGCTCCTACTCAGAAATTGGACAAACCAATCCGCTGCGGTGGCAGAACATCAAGCTTGTTGGTCCTGACACCTATGAGCCTGTAAGTAAATGGTGGAAATGCAAAGACTTCATGAATGAGGTTGTCACTTCGTTCCACCTAGAACGAGACTTTAGTATTTATGGTTTCCAGGTAACCCACAGCGAGTTCTTTAACAAGGGTGATACCACCCTACCTATCCTCCTTAAAAACGTCTCTAAGAGCTTCCTAGTGAACATGGGGGTGGTGAATGACCATCTGCTGAATGAGGGCTACCCTGCCGTTGAGGTCTATCAACACGACATAGGGGCTTTCATCAAGGTGCCGCTAGAATATCTGACTAACACTTTGTTTATGTCTCAGGTAACGCTGTTCATTCGCCTTGCCAATACGGAGAAGGAATACACTACCCTACCAGACATGCTGAAAGACAAACATAACGGGGGAGACGAAGCTAATTTTAATGCCTGTTTAAAGAAACCACTAGGGAGTTTTCCTACAAGCCTAAGTGAATATCTGTGGTACTACAATGAGGAGCGTAATTGTCGTAGAGACCTTCCAAAGGACAAAAACATTCAAACAAGCTTAATGCACAATTGCGGGGTTGTATCTTGGGCCAACAGCGACCCAAAATACTGCCAGGGCTGGGCTGAACAAGAGGAGTGTGTGTGATTATTTTACATTGGGCTCTCCTAGTGCTTATTATTCTTATTTCCTTTATCGTGGGCCTAGGCCTCGGGGGACAGTAAATGCGCTGTTATTCATGTGACCGTGCTTTAAATGACTTTGAGAGCACTCGCAAGAGTGCAACAACTGGGGAATATATGGACCTGTGTAATAAATGCATTAAAGATATTGATGTAGCCACCTTTGACCGTGAGGACCTAGACGACACCTTTGTATCTGTGTTTGAAGACCCCGATTACGATGAGCTTGGTGTGTTTGTAGAACACACAGGGCAACACAATGGATGGCAACAGGAGGATGAGCAATGAACGCACACAAAGACACACAACACCCAGCCGGACAAATTCGTCCGACGGAACGGGAGCTTAAGGGCCAACAGGACTTAAGCGACTACATTAGGTCTATCAACCGTGCCCAGGCTTTTGATGACGTAGCTGCTGAGAGGAAGCTTACCTTTGACAAATGGTATCCAGAAAATAAAAATAAAATTGGGTATGATTATGATACAGCTCTCCTTGTCTGGAATGCTGCTTTAACCCGTGGCACGCTTTCTTAAACACACTGCCTGCCCTATTTGCGGCAGCAGCGACGCATTAGGTGTATATGACGATGGCTCAACATATTGTTTCTCACATGGACGGTCTACTAAACAAGCGACAATCTCCCCTTTCGTTACGAATGCTCAACGAGAGGATGTATCGGAGATGCAGCCCAAAACAAACAAGCTTCCAGATGATGCCACACAAAATTACTCTGTACAGGCGCTGGCTTGGGCAGCGAAATACGAGATTGGCGTTGAATCCCTACTCAAAAATCAGGTATATTACTCACCAGCACGCAATCAGCTTATATTTTCCTTCTGGGATACAGAAGGAAGGGTCTTAGCATGGCAAGCTAGGAATTTAAATCCAGTAAGTAAAGCAAAGCGCTATTATACACAAGGAGATATTAACAATGTGCTTCCTATCTACCGTTGTCGGGATGCTGTTGGTGACCATCCTAGTGGCGTGGTTCGTCGGCTAACGCTGGTTGAGGACTGCTTGTCTGCCATCAAGGTGGCGTCAGTAGAGGCTCTAGGCGGCGACAGCATGCCTTTGCTAGGGTCAGGTATTACTCGCTTGAAGCTCGTTCGTCTGAGAGCGTTCTACGACGTTTTAGACGTATTCTTAGACCCTGACATGTGGCCTAAGAGCCTCATGCTGGCTAAACAGGCTGAGATGTTGGGGTTCAGTGTTCGGTCCATTAGGGCCGAGCACGATCCAAAGGAATTAACCCGAGAAAATTTATGTCAACTATTAAAATGACCTTTGAAGAATGGTGGGGCAATGAGTATACAACAACTAACCTGAGTCCAGGAGAAAAACAACATTTGATTATTAGTAAACCAAATCAAAGAAAAGTATGGAATGCTGCTATTGACGCAGCAGCCTTGAAGGTTAGACAGCAGATGAACTTTGGTGCTCTTTACCCTGAGGATGCTCTATCCGATCTCAAGGCCACTTGACAGCCTTGCTTGCCTAGTGTACAATAGTTGTTTCATTACATTCAACAACAGGTAAGACATGAAAGTATATCTATTAACAGAAGATATTGATTTAGGCTATCAAGTATTGGGAGTATATAAAACTTTAAACAGTATTCCTTATTCTTTATCTCCATCCTATGGATATAAATACTTAGGAACAGATAAAGAAGAGAAAATTATTACAGAAAATAGCTGGGATGTTATGGGGAAAAATAAATGGAATGTTTATTGCTATACCGTGAAAGGATAATGTGAACGTAGAACTATCTATTTTAAAGTATTTATTAAATAAAGAACACTATAATAAATATAGTAGTTATTTATCTCCGAAAGACTTTCCTGATGAACTTAAAGTTGTTTACACTAGTTTGTGTTCTATTCACTCCGATGATGATGCAAACCCCAGTGTTATGGACTTGGCGAATGTTGTTTTCAGCCTGTCTCCTAAAGACAAAGAATATTATGAAAAGGTATTTGAAACTCTAGAATTATACACACCTATTGAATCTACAGTTGTTAAACTTATCGACAGCCTCAAGCGTAGAAACATCTTGCAAAGGGTTTCCATTGCAGCGTATGAGGAATGCGAAGGAAAACAACCAGAAGGATATACACAAGAAATATTTGCTGCGCTTCAGCATGTCGAACAAGTTGACCAGGAGGATACATTCGTATCCGACGACCTAGACATTATTTTAAATGAAACAATTAAACAACCTGGACTTAGATGGCGCCTACAATGTCTTAACGCAAGCCTTGGGTCACTTAGACGCGGCGATTTTGGATTTATCTTCGCAAGACCCGAAGCAGGTAAAACTACGTTCCTCGCTTCAGAAGTGTCGTATTTCTTACAACAAAGTCCTGCTGGCGCTGGACCAATTATATGGTTCAATAACGAAGAGCAAGGGAGCAAAGTTATGCTCCGGGTCTATCAAGCCTACTTCGGAGTAACTCTAGAGACATTATATGGAAACATTAAACATTATCGAGACCTATTTCAGCAACAAACCGGAGGCCGATTTAAACTCTACGATTCTGCGCAAATTAACAAAAACACCGTGGAAGCTCTGTCCAAAAAACTTCTACCGTCCCTTATTATCTTTGACCAAATTGACAAGATCACGGGTTTTAAAGCTGACCGGGAGGACTTGCTTCTTGGTGCAATTTACCAATGGGCAAGAGAACTCGCAAAACGATATGCCCCCGTCATTGGTGTTACTCAGGCAGATGGGAGTGGAGAAGGCGTTCGTTGGCTCACAATGGCTAACGTCGCAAATGCAAAAACAGCAAAGCAAGCCGAAGCCGATTGGATTTTGGGAATCGGAACCACTCACGACAGCGGTTGGGAAGCCATTCGCTTTCTCAACATCTCCAAAAACAAACTCATGGGGGACACCGACAGCGACCCAAAGCAACGGCACGGGAAGCTCCAATGCCTCATTGAACCCGAGTTCGCTAGATACAAAGATTTGGTCACCTGAGGATGTTTTACAGTATCAGCTCACAAATAAGCCAGATGCTATCTTAGATGCTGGAGATAAAATCATTAAGTGCTGGAAAATTGGGCAACACTACCACTACCTAAGCCTTCTTAAGGAGACTCCTTTTGTTTATTGATGCAGAATATCTAACTAAGCTGGAAGGCATCTTAACCTGTGTAGACCTAGCAGGAGCAGAACAGTCTGCCATTGCAGGGGGTGCTATTCGAGACATGTTGTTAGAAAAGGAAATTGCAGACATTGATGTATTCATTAAGGGAGAGGTAACAGAAGCATCTCTTACGCCTTGGTTTGATAAGGTAGAACCTTGTGACAACGGTATGTATGAGGAGAGCACATTTAATGTAATGTTTAAATGCTCTGTTGCAGGTATCCCTGTACCTATTCAAATTATCCAGGTGAAGGGCAGCATAGAGGAACACATTTACGCTTTCCCTTGTAGCCTTAGCCGTGTGTTCTACACCCGAGAGTATGGACTGGGTGGTGTTACCTATCACTTCTTGTGGCAAGCACAAAAAGAACAGCTATTCTTCGACCGTAAGGTTAACATGCAATATGTAGAGAAAATGACTAAGAAGTTCCCTGAGTTTAAGGTTATGTATGCTCTACCTGAATATGCCCCACATTACTTTCCACAATATCAACCAGTAAACTTGGATTTTTAAATGTGAATATTTTAACCTTCGATTATGAGACCAACACATTCGCCAAAGGGAATGCACATAGCTTACAAGGCAAAGCAGTTTGTTTAGGTTGGAAATTAAATAAAGAAGAAACACATTGCGCCTTTAACTTTAAGTCTTTTGATAAAGATTGGTTTGCCTCTGTGGATTTAGTAGTTGCTTTTAACGCTAAGTTTGACCTACTTTGGAACAAAAAACTAGGGTTTGAATCTCCTAAACAAGTGCATTGCGTACAGTTAGCAGAGTACATGCTGGACAGGCAGAAGCCCTACCCCTCCCTTGAAGAAACGGCAAAGAAATATGGTCTATCAAACAAGCTGGACGTTGTTAAGCTCGAATATTGGGACAAAGGTATTGACACCGACGCAGTTCCTAAAGATATCCTTACCACTTACTGCGTGCAGGATGTGGAGCTTACTTATGCGATCTACAACAAACAGCTACAACAGTTTGTGCAACGTCCGTTATTGTACAAGCTATTTAAACTGGCCTGTCAGGATTTGCTAACCCTTGTTGAAATGGAGTGGAATGGCTTAAAGTATGACGAAGAACTATGTGCTTCTCGTGTGGCAGAATGTCATGAACAACGCTCTGCTGTTCTTGCTCTATTGTCTGTTGTGTACCCTGGGGTTCCTATTAATTTTGGGTCTAACGACCAGCTTTCTGCATTCCTATATGGTGGAACTATTGTTGAAACTGTTAAACAAGCTGATGGTTTCTATAAATCAGGTGCAAAAAAAGGGCAAGTCAAGTATGTGAACAAAGACATTGAGCATGTGCTACCCCGTATGGTGCAACCTCTTCCTAAGAGTGAGATGGGGAAGGAAAACATCTTCTCAACCGCAGAAGGCACTTTAAAGAAACTTAAAGGACCCTTCGCTAAAAAGTATTTACCATACATTCAACAGCTATCTAAGCTAGATAAACTAATAGGTACTTATTACGAGGGCCTACCAAACCTAAACAAAGAGATGGACTGGCAACCCGGATATTTATATCCTGGCTATAACATGTGCGTAACACAAACGGGACGCCTCTCTTCTTCTAAACCCAATGGGCAGAACCTAGCCGGAGATGTGTCCGATATCATAATCAGCAGATATGATGATTAAAATTGTAAGTAGGTATAATGAATAAATATGAACGTGATGCATGGGAACAGATGGTAAATGCCATCAATGATCCTGACATTGATTTAGATGTAGAGATTAACTTTGAAGCCATTGCTGCTGCAAATGTTCATATTCTAAAACTAGAACGTGAGCTACAGGCATTGAAGAATAAGAAGACAATGGCTTCTCTATTAATGAAGAAAGTGTAATATGACTAAAGTAGTTTATAACAATTGTTTTGGTGGTTTTGGTCTCTCACGAGAGGCTGTGCTGCTAGGTCGAAAACTTTCAAACGATCCTAACTGGTGCGGGCCTTGTATTTTGGGGGATGTGTGGGAACCAGGAAAACCAGTGGAATACGACTACGGTGGTGGGGGGAACTTAGACCGCACTGATCCTATCCTTGTGGCTGTAGTAGAACAACTAGGCAAGAAAGCAAATGGTATGTGTGCCTCTCTAGCTGTCGAAGATTTACCTAAAGGGACAGCCTATCATATTGATGAGTATGATGGTAATGAGAGTGTTAAAACTAACTCAGACTACGTTTGGAACATTGCATAAATGAATCTACATAAAAAAGAACAATTTGTAATGTGCGTAGTTGCTAACACCCCCTATTCTGCTGCGGAGGCCCTCATCTTTTGGGACATGCTTAACACTGACACCCTAGACCTTATCCAAGCTTTAGTAGGGTCAATGTATAACGCTGGATATAAAGCATCACAAGAAGATGCAATGGGCTAATTATGCTTATCTCCGCCGATGCTGCGGGTCTCGAATGGCGCGTAGTAACTGAGCTTAGCCAAGACCCTACAGCCCTTAAAGAAATACTGAACAAAGAAGATACCCACTCCCTAAACCAAGCAGCGTTTGGTTTACCAAGTAGGCTAATAGCAAAAATCTATCTCTTTCGTACAGTGTTTAACAGGGGCAAGGGTTATGCCTTCACTGTAGACCCTGACTTCATGCACGTTTCAACATCCGTAAAATACTGGGATGCTGTGGGTGAGAAGTTTTACACCAAGTATAAAGGCATTGATAAGCTGTATGACCACAACCTATCTTTAATAGCCTCAGGAAAGCCCCTAATCGGCCCGCTGGGGCGTGAATGGCTTATCCCTTGGGTAACCAACTACAAAGGAGAACTAGAGCTTCCTGTGACGAAAGCTGTGAACTACCCCACACAGGGTACTGGTCATGATGTTATGGCTTTGGCACGAGTGAGTTTTAATAATAGGCTTAAAAAGAGTCCGTACATCGACAAAACTCTCTTGCTGTCTACCATCCATGACTCCATTGTAGTTGATGCTCCTAAGGCTTATACAGAGCCGTTGGTAGCAATGTTCCATGAGGTGTTTAGAGACCTGCCAAAGAACATTAAGAACATCTTTGGCTACGATTGGAAGGTGCCTTTAGCCTGCGAGGTTAAGGCTGGTATGAACATGAAAGATATGAAGGAAATTAAATATGCTTGCGTTTGAAGAGTGGTACAATGGTTGGGTAGGATTTGAGATTACCCGCGAACGTATCCTAGACGACCTTTTTCATCATGCTTCTGTCTCGGAAGATGAGAAGCGACTCCAGAAATGGCTACGGGTGTGTTGGAACCAAGCTCTTGAAGCAGCACACGAATACAACGGTGTGGATGTAGAAGTTCTCAAGGCTTGACAGCCGCCTTACAATGGTGTACAATAGATGTATAGGTTCTTCACTTCGTTCCAGAACCTTTTAACAACCCTTTAACGAAAGAAATAAACATGCAAATTAACATTACTGTTCTGTCTTGTGTCAAAGCCTCTGCTGTTAGCAAGGCTCTCAAGCCCTATCAACTCTTTGAGATTGCCTATAAGAACAACTCTTTTCAAGGTAAGATTGAGAGTGTAAAGATTAATCAATACTCTGCTGTATATGGTGCTGTATCTGGTTTTAAAGCTGGTGAGCTTTATGATGTAACCAAGGAAAAAGAAGGTGACTTCTGGCAATGGACTAAGGTAGTGGCCCTGCCTCCAGGTTCAGTTGCTCCTACTGAACAAACCTCAGCAGCATCCTCTATGCATACTACCTCAGCAGGGTCTATCAACAAAAGTGTACAAGTAAAATCAACCTATGAAACCCCCGAAGAACGTGCCATCAAACAACGGTACATCATTAAACAGTCAAGCCTCTCTGGTGCAATTAACCTACTTACTGTGGGTGCTAAGTCTCCTCCTACTGTTGAAGCTGTTCTGGCCCTGGCTGATACTCTTGTGGCCTATGTAATGGAGACACCCGAACAAACTGTACAGGGTGATTTGTTTAAGATGGAAAATGATGTGGAGGTAATGTAATGCCTGAGTTCTGTGTGTACCGCGAAGGTAAGGCTAATGTTACAGAGATGTGGGTTGTAGAGGCAACCTCTCAAGAAGAAGCAATTAAGGTCTATAAAACTAAAGGCATTAAAGACCCACAGGTAGAAGTAGATTACGATGATTTTGAAGTTTTTGCGGAGGAAGTTTAATGTATAAAATCATGCTTGAGGTTTGTGGAAAGCTAAAGCGTTACAACAGTAAAAGCTTTAGCGATTATCAGGCAGCTAAGAAGTATGTGCGTCGTCTAGTGACCCGCCTACATGGTTCTTACAGTGATACATATAGCCAATATGGCTTCACTATTCAGAAAGTATGAAATGAAAAAAACTAAAGCAGCCCCTGTAGGTATCCATGTGGGTCACAATAAAGAATCAGCTACAGAAATTACCAAAGCAATTCTAAGTGTTCTTAATGCGCCACATACTGATGAGTCTACTAAGAAAGAAGCCCTGCGTGTTCTGAGTAAAGTGTTTGTTATTAGTAATGTGAGTATTGCTAACTGTACCATCAATATGGAAAAAGATGATTAACCTCCTTGACGGAGACCTCATTGCAGAGATTGGACATACATGGATCAATGGGGTAGGTTACTTAAGATTCTCTCTCAATGGTATTGAGAAGTATGTCCATCGACACATTATGGAGAAAATACTAGGTAGAGAGCTAGTAGGAGATGAATTAGTACACCATATTAATTCTAATAAATTAGATAATCGTAGAGAAAATCTACAGCTTTGTGCTAACGACAAAGAGCATTTCCTTATCCATGCAAAGGAGAAATATCTAAAAGCTGGAGTACACTGGACCACACACATTTGGTGCTCCTATCATAAACAGTACGAAACAATAGATAAGTTTTCTACAGTAAATACTACTTGGACCGGCTACCACAATACTTGTCGAGAAGCAACTAATGAGTACAGAAAACTCAAAGGTCTTAATAAAAACAAGTTTGATTGGAAAGCTAGACTAACGCAACAATATAGGCGTGCAATGAAACAGAACACTCAAATCTCCTGGTTGAGTAAGGAGGGCAGTCGTCCATGAGCTTAATTAATCTCCTGGACGGTTAGGCGATCTAATCGCATACCGAGCCAGCGCCTCGTGTGAACCAACACGAGCTAAGCCCTTCCTAGAGCCCCCTGAGGTTGCTATTTGGCGGCTCAACGATATGATTGAGCGTATTTGTATTGCTACGAACAGTAGTGAGATTGAATGTTATCTAGGAGGTAGTGACAACTTCCGTTACACCATTTACCCTGAGTATAAGGCCAACCGTAAAGACAAACCTAAACCAACATACCTAGAAGCTTGTAGAGAACAGCTTGTAACACAGTATGGTAGCTCTATTGTCAATGGCATTGAAACAGATGACATGCTTGGTATTCGTCAGACACAGCTTGACGGAAACAGCCGAATCTGCAGTTTGGACAAAGACCTCTTGATGATTGCGGGTAATCACTTCAATTGGGTTAACCAGGAGTTTAAACTGGTGTCTCCTCTAGATGGTTTAAAGACGTTTTATAAACAAATTATATTGGGTGATAAGAGTGACAACATTCCTGGATTTGATGGTGCTATGCGAGGTACATGTCCTAAGTTCATTGAGAAGCTGCAAGAGCCCATTAACCATATGACAGAAGAAATTGATATGTATAGTTATGTATATGACATTTATGCCGAGACAGAGAATAGTCCTGACTTGCATGTAAATGCACAACTTCTATATATTCTAAAAGAGGAAGGAAAACATTGGCAGCCCCCTGGTCAGAAGGAAGATTAAAAGCTTTTGTTACCTCCGTATTGCGCTCTGGCACTCGACGCTATCCACCCAAATATGAATGTCTCAACGAGGCATATGTAGGACAGAGACTTAACACCAAGACAAACAGAGAAGGTAAACATTATCTATGTGCTCTCTGTGAAGGTGAGTTTCCCTCTAAAGATGTGGTTGTAGACCACCGGGAGCCAGTCGTCCACCCAGAGCACGGTTTTATCTCTTGGGATGTTTTCATTGAAAGGCTCTTTTGTTCTAAAGACAACTTACAAGTTTTATGCATAGGCTGTCATAAGATTAAAAGCTACAATGAATCCCAACAACGAAAGGAATCCAATGGAAGTAAAAAAAGTAATCAAGACAAAAAAGGGTGAAGTTACCTTTAAGGGCACCCTGTCTCCAGAAGAACATGAATATGTTTTAGCAGTGGGTTTAAACACGCTAATGGAAGCTGGTGCCCTACCTATGCAAATCATTGAGGATGAGGATGACTACAGGAACTTCCCTCCAATTGATGACGAGGAGCAACAACATTAAAATCGCTGTTATACCTGATTGCCAGGTTAAACCTGGGGTTGACCTTACCTATCTATCCCATATCGGAATGTACCTTGTAGACAAAAAGCCAGATGTAGTTGTTCAGATAGGTGACTTTGCTGACATGGAGAGTCTAAGTTCTTACGACGTAGGTAAAAAGTCATTTGAAGGTAGGCGATACAAAGCGGATATTGCTTCTACTCATGAGGGAATGGAGAAACTCTTATCTCCTATCCAGGAGTTTAACTTCATTGCCAAGAAGCAAGGTAAGAAGCAATACAAACCTCGTATGGTACTCACTTTGGGAAATCACTGTGAACGAATTAATCGAGCAGTTAACAACGATGCAAAACTAGAAGGAGTGCTGTCCACCGATGATCTTAAATATGAAGCTTATGGGTGGGAAGTATTTCCATTCCTTGAAGTTGTGGTTATCGGTGGGGTTGCTTTCTCTCACTACTTTGTCTCCGGTCCTCTTGGCCGTCCTGTGGGTAGTGCTGCTCTCACTCTAAGCAAGAAGCACATGAGCACTGTCGCAGGCCATCAACAAGGCTTACAAATTGCTATGGCACACCGAGGTGACGGCAAGAGGCTAACATCAATCATTGCAGGTAGCTGTTACAGTCACGATGAGGATTATATGGGACCACAAGGTAACAAGCATTGGCGTGGCATTATTATGATGCACAATGTGGTTGACGGTGAGTTTGATGTAATGCCTGTATCCCTTGAATATCTGGAGAAGAAATATGGCAGCAAATGAGTTACAATATGGTGGTGACCATTACAAGAAGTATGGAGATTTACAACCCTGGGATGTTGTTCTCGCCTGGAACCTTGGTTATCTGGAAGGGACCGCTCTCAAGTACATTGCACGGTGGCAAGACAAAGGGGGTGTCCAAGACATTAAGAAAGCAATCCACTTCCTCGAAAAACTCATTGAGGTCGAGGAAGCGAAGACAGAATCACATGTAACCATTACAGGTGTACATCACCAATGGGTTCAAATGAACCTGCTAGACGAGGCTATGGAGCATCAACGTGAGTGATGCCATTAGTGATTTGAAGGCTCGCCTAGTGGCACAGCTAGATGTATATGAGTTCCTAGACATTCTTGGATATGACATGCAAGACCTTGTAGATGCTCTTCATGATGTTGTTGTTGAAAACCGCGTGAACCTGGAAGAAGCCCTTGACTGAAAAAGAAAAGAATTTTAAAGAACAAGAGAATGAAAAGCGTCTAGGTAAGAAGCGTTTCCTAGAGCGTATGGTAGAGGATGAGGAAGCACAACAACTCATTCAAGACTTTTTAGACAAACCTGAACCCGAGGAAACTCTCGATGAACGAGACCCAACACGCCCCTTTAGTTAAATACATTTGGGCTACACCGGACGCGGAACAACTCATTGCGGACATGGCACGAGTCTCTGCTCCAGAGAACATTGGTAAGGATGCTACAAAGCTCATTGGTTACCTCCTAAAGAACAAACACTTTAGTCCTTTTGAAATGGTTAACATGTGTGTAGAAATCAATACTACACGCGACATTGCAAGGCAACTATTGCGTCATCGTTCTTTTAGCTTCCAAGAGTTTAGTCAGCGTTATGCTGAGGTAGATAAGTTGGAACAAGCTCCCTTACGGGAATGTCGAATGCAGGACACTAAGAACCGACAGAACAGCTTAGAAACTGACAACACTGATTTGACAAACTGGTGGGTGTTTGCACAGGATGAGGTTAGTAGGGTTGCCTACACATACTATAAAGCAGCGTTAGAACGAGGCATTGCTAAAGAGGTTGCTCGTGCTGTGTTGCCAGAAGGACTTACATCCTCCCGTATGTACATGAACGGTACTCTGCGGTCTTGGGTTCACTTCTACGAGCTGCGTAAGGGTAACGGGACACAAAAGGAAACGCGTCTCGTAGCGGAGGCTGTAGGGGCCTTGCTGAGCACTTGTTTCCCCTCTATTATGGAAGCTTTAAACAATGAGTAAAAGAGATCATTTGAAATGTCCTAAGTGTGGTGGTTGGTTGCGCAAAGGCTGGTGTGCCTTCTGTGCCATTCAGGAGAAACGTAATGCTCAATAGTATTCCTACTAGAACACAAAAAGTAACTAAACAAGCTGGTATCATATGTGCTACCATTATTATTATAATGGGCTTACTTATGTCACATAAATATGCCTACGATAAAGGTATTGTTGCTGGAGTCGAAGCCTACCATGCTCAGTGTCTTGTAGGTGGCTACCTAATTGACGACCAAGGACAAGCTGTTATTTGCGGACCTTTAGGCAAGGCTCCACAAGAAGAAAAGCAAACATACAAAGACAAGGTGAATGCACCTACGCTATTCTAATGCATCCATTATATTTAACTGACTACATTCACCGCATTAAGCGAGACCTAACTAACGATCTATGCTTCCTTAAACAAGGTGTAGGAGAGGTACTTCCTAAAGAAGAAACCTTTGCTTCCATTGAGCTTAAATGGCTTGTGGTTGCTGTAGAACGAGAAGTAAGCTTGCTTAAACACCATCTATTTCAGCTTGAAAAGGCTCTGGAGAAACAACACAATAATGCAAATCAACCGATTCAAGACAACATTTGCGGAGAACATCTTCCGCCAGAAGTATGCACAAGGTCCGAATGATACTTGGGATGCTTTGGCTGACCGTCTTGTGGAAGACGTATGCGGCTCTAGGCAAGGCACTCTCCCGGTCCTTATGTCAGATGGAGATAGAAAAGAACTGGCTGAACACATCAAACAGATGCGATTCCTTCCAGGTGGCCGGTACCTCTATTACGCTGGTAGGCCGTATAAAGCTTACAATAATTGCTACCTCTTACGGGCTGAAGAAGACACCCGAGAAGAATGGAGCAACGTAACATGGCGTGCAATGTCTTGCCTAATGACTGGTGGAGGTATTGGAATTGACTACAGCCGACTGCGTCCAAGTGGACGTGTCCTACAACGAACTGGGGGAACAGCTAGCGGACCTCTTCCCCTTATGTCTGCCATTAATGAAATCGGCCGAAACGTCATGCAAGGGGGCTCACGACGTTCTGCAATCTATGCAAGCCTTAATTGGCAGCATGAGGACATTCCTCTCTTCCTCGGAGTAAAGAACTGGGACGCAGCCACGCGACTCCGCAAGGAGGAGAATTTTAACAGTGCTGCTCCTCTCGACATGACTAACATCTCTGTTAATTATGACGATGCGGCGCTCACAGGTGAGCTTGCTAACAACCCTGTGTTCCTAAAAAATGTGAGACAGGCGATGGAAACAGGTGAGCCTGGGTTTAGCTTTAACTTTGGTGATAAACAGAATGAGACTCTTCGGAACGCATGTACTGAAGTTACTAGCGAAGATGATAGTGACGTTTGTAATCTTGGCTCAATCAATCTTGGAAATATTAAGTCTCTGGACGAATTCAAGAGCGTCGTTACTCTTGCCAGTAAGTTCCTCGTCTGTGGAACACTACGAGCTGATCTTCCCTATGATAAAGTATACCGTGTTCGTGAAAAGAATCGCCGATTGGGCCTGGGTCTCATGGGAATTCACGAATGGCTCCTCCAACGAGGAAGCAGTTACGAAGTAACACCTGAACTACACACTTGGTTAGGAGTATATAAAGATGAATCTAAGCGAGCAGCAGATGAACATTGTGACCGATTCTATATTAGCCGTCCAGTCGCATATCGTGCAATTGCCCCCACCGGCACGATTGGCATCCTTGCGTCAACTACAACGGGAATTGAGCCTCTATTTGCAGTTGCTTACAAACGTCGATACCTTACGAATGGTACGCAATGGAAATACGAATATGTTGTCGATGCCACAGCAGAGCGTATCATCAATGAGTATGGCGTAAAGGCAGGTAGCATTGACACAGCCTACAGTTTATCGAGTGACTACGAAAGACGTATTAAGTTCCAAGCGGATATCCAGGATTACGTCGATATGTCCATCAGTTCCACAATTAACCTTCCTGCATGGGGAACCAAGGATAACTGTGAAGCTCAAGTGGAGAGATTTGCAAACACTCTTGCGAAGTATGCGCCCCGGCTACGAGGCTTCACCGCATATCCTGATGGAAGTCGAGGAGGTCAGCCCATTACCGAAGTGCCCTATGAAGATGCAGTTAAGCACAAAGGAATTGTCTACCAAGAACACGACGTCTGCGACATTACAGGACACGGCGGAAGCTGTGGAGTATGATGTTCCTTCAGTACAGGAATGTGGTCACTCTTGTGGTTGTGTGAGTACCTCAGAATGTAAACGACATTAGAGTTTAAGCAAAGAAAAAGCCCCCTTCTCGAAAGAGTTGGGGGCTTTTTTACGTTCAGCTTTTAATAAAGCTGTTTTCTAATTCTGGTATCTCTCCCATTTCTTAATGGAAGGTATTGTCGCCTTTGGCTCCAAACCTCCGGCACGTTGTTTACTAGACAGCATTTGCTGTTCATAGTATTTCTGGATACTTGCTTCTAACGAAGCTACGTCACCCTCAGCCTCAATAAATTGAGTCATAGCTTTCTTGAACCCTTCGGGGTCTTTAAATCCCATGCTAGCAGTAAGCTTAGTGACAGCCTCGCTACGCTTCTTCTCAATCTTTCGCTGTACAACGTCAGCTTGATACTTCTGTTCATCATACAGACGTTCACGTAAAGGCTTAGGACCACCATACTTGCGTACAGCATGTTCCGTAGGGGTGCGGTTCATCTCAGGAGGATATTTGTTCATAGCATTCTTATCTAATACCTGACCTTGTTCACCAAGCATATAACCCTCTTCCAACATACCTTTCATACCAGAGGGGGTTGCGGCTTTAGCAGCCTCTCTAAATGATTGTTCTGTAGGATCAAGACCATACTTAAGGATAGCTGTAGCTGTCTTAGCAAGCATAGACAAGTGAGGACCAGCCACAGCCTCAGCAAAGCTACCAGGAACAACGTCAGCAAGAGAATAACGGCTCTGTACATCAAAGCCAGTGAGGACAGAAGTAAAACCATCACGAACACCTTGAGAGGCTTTGCTTGTACCCATCATGTCATCCCAATGGTCTCGCAGCCCCTTGTCTGTCAGAGACAGAGAAGCTTTGTCCAGCATAGCAGTACCCATCAAGCCAGTAGCACCTGCTGTGAGAAGGGTCATACCCAACACTGTAGAAGCCGCAGCAGGGTGCTTAAATGCCTCACCATAGCGTGCAAACTGTTGGTCAATAGAGTTGTGTACAAACTTCTTCAAGCCCCCAATGTTAGGTCCTGCAACGCCTAGACGTTGATAGACCAAGGGTGCCTCATCAGGGTGATACTCCGTCATGGCATACTTAGAAGCATTGTATGCAGCACGGTGCAAGTCATCCCCACGTAAGCCAGCTTCATGCAGAAGGTCTACAGCCCACATAAAGGTTTGTGGGCCAGTAATACGTTCAGGTACAGAGATGGGCAAGCCCGCAATGTCCTTCACCTTACTCCACTTAGGATTCTGTGTAGCTGAGTGACTTTGTTCTACCTCATTATACTGGGTAATGCCGTGCTCTTTAGCCCACTTGTAAGCATCTACAAGGTGACTAGGGAAAGCATCCATAGGCTTACCCATAAGGTCAGCCGCAGCAATGAGAGACAGGCTAAAGGTAGAGTTACCTAGAGATGTAGCAATAGTTGTAGGACTTAAACCAAACTCACTACGAATACGCATAGCTTCAGGGGTCATACCCGTAAGGAACTGACTTAGTTGAATAACAGGGAAAGCAGTATTGAACATACCCATCATCCACAGAGAAGCAGCCTCACGGGCAGCGTTCATTACACCCTTGGAAGTAGAAGCACTACCAAAACCAGTGGAGGCAAACACAGCATCTACAGCAGTATTAATAGCAGCACCAAAGGCATTTAAGCCTTGTCCATGAATGTTCTGCAAATACTTATCAATATATTGAATGGTATTCTTCATCTGACCTAGCTCTGGACGAGCAGCCATTTGCCGAGTCTCATTAATAGCATCTTGGTAGTTCCAGTATTGCAGACCTTCCTCAATGTGGTTTACTTCCTGTTTAAAGAAATCACTTGCGTTACGCTCTGCATCTAACCAAGGACGATTACCAATAGCACCGCGAACACCCTTCTTCTCAATGGCATGTTTGTCATGACCATATAGCTTCTTGGTTTGTAGTTCAATGTGGGCGTCAATAGCTGCTTTTGCATCAGCAAACTTAGGGTCCATACCCGCAAGCTCGGAGAGTAGACGGGACATTGAATCTTGCTGTACACCCTTAAACTCTTTAGTAGGTTCTTTGTTAAGACCACGACGAGGTAGCTCTAGAAACTCAGCACCAGGAACATTCTCTCTAGCCCAAGCCTCTCCCTGACGTAGCTCCCAATAACTGTTGCCATTAACTACTGTGTCAATCTTGAAAACACGGTCTTTACCTTCACCAAACCATTTACCAACAAGGGTGCGATAGGCACCATCAAAGTTAGCAGAAGCATACGAGGTACGACGATCTAGAAGCTTCTGGCCTTGCTTAGACAGTACACCATCAGCTAGGTTAGCAACACGCTCATTAGCAGCCATACGCTGATTCATGAACTCTTCCATAGCAGGTGTGTAGCCTAGTTCAACAGCCTTCTCATGAGTAAAAGGAATAGCTTCTCTGTCAAAGATAAGGCTATCCATATGAATAGTTTGTTTCTCTTTAGCAGACAGCTTGGTAAGCTTGTTGTTATATCCTTCTTTACCAGTAATATACTGTACTGAGTCTTTAATTTTATTTAAACGAGCGTCAGTGAATAGCCGGTTAGTAAAGGCCAACATACGGTTGGGAGAGTTACGACGAATGGCAGCATACATACCTGCACCCATTTCTTGTGTAACACGGCTAATGTCCTTACCAGGATTGGCTACAACCTCTTCAATGGTAGAGGGAGAGATGTAAGGAGAGTCCTTCATACCAATGGCAGCAGCCTTACTACCTTTCTCCACCTTAGCAGCAATGGTCGCTGGGCTACGAGGTGTAAGAATAGTATCTGGTTGTGGGGGAATCTTACCTGTAAACTTAGCTTTAAGACCCCGACCTACCTTGACAATGCCTTCGGCTAAGTCACCAATCATAGGCGCTTGTCCACCTTGACCAAACTTGTTAATGCGTGCCGCAGGCTCATCCCCACTAATAGCAGATTTAACTTGTTCTGGATTAAAGGCTACAATCTCAGACTCAATACCATTACGCTTTTGTACAATGCCATCATAACCTTTCTTGACAGCACGAGACCTCACTTCATTAGTAATGTATCCTTTATCATCATAGGCTTTCTCTACAATCTTAATAGCTTTCTCTCGGGTTTCTCCCAAAGAAACAAGAGCATTAATCATAGGATCACCAGGACCATCAATTACTAATGGCTTAAGAATGTTAGCATACACTTGGTGTACATTACCTCCATTCCCGTCTGCGTAGCCTGAGGCGTACTCAGGACGTACGGCCATGTAAACACCATTACCTAATGCACCACCTTGTGTACTGGCTTTGATGTTTCTAAACTCATTTTCAGTACCATGATATAAAGGACGTAGGTTTCCATCGTTACCACGAATAACACTCTTACCAAACTTATATAGGTCTTCAAATACACGAGGATCAATGGCACCACCCTGACCAAAGCGATTGAACGCACGAGTCTTTGGGCCCTGCCCATCGCCAGTAGGTTTATATTGTTCAGCACGAAGCCTATCTTCCATACCTACAAGAGAGGGATCTTCTAGAGCAGCTTGTCGTGCTTCTTGTTGTGCCTGCTCCTGGGAGCGTTCTTGGTTACGCTGGTCCCATGCTGCCTGTTCCTCAGCAGAACGCCGCATACGCTGTTCTAAGGGCCTTGCTAGGTCTTCTGCCATTTGACCTGAGAAGTCCATACCACCCCGACCTGTAGGGGAATCCTGTAAACCATAGGGGGATGGTTCTTGAGTAAAGTCTAGGGGAGTGTTATCTCCAGGCAGACGTTGTTCAGCAGCTTGTTGTTGACCTTCACGCCAAGCTTCAAATCCTGTACTCGCGTTCCCTTGACGAGCACGATTGGCAGCATTCTGATCTAGAGAAGTTTGACGAGCAACCTCCTGCTCCATTGCTTTTTGTCGTTCTGCAATAATAGCGTCTACATCTGGTTTCTTTTGTTGTTCTGTAAAAGCTTTTAGTTTGGCTTGGAAATCTGCCGGTTGGCCACCACCTCTTTGGTTTAGAGTTGCCTCATCGATAGTAGGCATAGCAGTTTCAGATTGTTTACCACGGATAATGTCTTCTCGTGCTGTATTAGGAGGTGTCTCTGCTCCAATAGCATCAGGGACAGCTTTACCCATCTTCCCTTTAAGTTTAATATTACTTAAAGTAGAAGGTAGACCTACAATAGCACGAGCGCCCCAAGGACCAAAGGGGGCTAGTTCATTTAGAGCAGGAGTAATTTTATCTAGGATATTTTGACCTGCTTGAGTGCGGGGCATATATGTTTTTTGTCCTACTTGAGCATTAGCCTCTGTCTCACTATCAGGTACCATACCAAAAGTAGATTTAAGGGCACCTGTGCCTACAGAACGAACCATGTCATATAAACCAGTACCTATAGTGCCAGCTACTTCTCCCATACCAATTAGAGAGTGTAGAGCAGGGCTAGAGTCTAAACCACTAGCCTCCCCAGTACGCCGGCTTCTCTCTAGTTCCATTGCCTCTAGGGTCTTCTGTGTTGCAGCTTCATGGCCAGTCTTATCAGCAGGAGTTAAAGCTCTCTTTAAAGATTGATAGGAAGCATCGGCATAACCCCCTACACCTAGGCCAGTTTTAGGAGCAACAGCTTCTTGTTTAACCTTAGGTTTGTAATAACCAGTTTTAATACCTTCTTGTAAAATACCAAATGCTTGTTCCCGAGTAGAACCATCGGGACCAGATACTTCATACTCGTCGCCTTCTGGTGACGTAAAGGTGTGTAAGGGCATTATTTATTTCCAGCCTGCAGGTGGAGTCCATTGTTGTGGTTTAGTACCGGGCATAGCTGAGGGAACAGGGGCCCCTCTAACTTGTGGGATACCACTCTGTACAGTAGCAGGAATATCCATCTTACCTGTCAACCCTGCCTCAGCAGCTTGTGTTTTAAGGGCCTGTAGTTTTTGCCATTCATTTTGAGCAAGAGTCATATATTTAGTCCATTCAGGACTACCTTCTACTTCCTCATTAGCTTTCATGGTGTAATGAGTCATTAGGGCAGAAGGGCTACCAGGAGGTTTACCTGTAGCTTTACCACCACCAGAGGCAGCACGAGCATATCCTGGTCCAGCAGCTTCTTTAGCACGGGCGAGCGCGGCAGCTTCTTTGGCGCGGGCTTCTTTTACAGAACCTTGTGCGTTGTACCAAGCATTACCAAACTTAAGGGTTTGCTCTACATCTTTAGGTGTAGCAAAATATTTACGCTCTTCTTGAGGAATACTATTCATATACTCAAGAGGCATAACACCATTGTTGGCCTTAGCCATTTCAGCCCATTGCAGACGCTGTTGCATTTTACCGTTTTCTTGGGCACGCTGTCCTTCTGACATTTTACCGGACCATTCTTGTACAGCCATTTCCAGACGTTTATCTGGAGGAAGTTCTCCAGCTTTCTTGTCAGTGAGCTGTTGTGTAAGGGCTTGATTGTAGCCCGTTGTAACCTGTTTATGGGCCATCTCTAGGGGTTGCATAGCCTGAGCCCGTTGCTCCTGCCCTTGAGCCGCTAAGAGGGCTTGCTGAGCCTTTTGTTTATCCTGGCCCCATGCCTGCTCACCCATTTGGGCAAGAAAGGGGCTACCACTCTCCCACATATTTTGTAAGCTTTGTCCGTCCATTAGTCGCTCCAAGGCATGTTGCTGTACATATTATCCATATTCCCATATGCTTGCATAGAACCTGGACCTGTTAGAGAAGGTTGTGGTGTAAACATATTAGACAAACCTTTTCCTGCCGCACCCATTAAGCCCGTGTTACGTGCAAAAGAAAGAATATCATTCATACCACTACTACGTAGTTTACCTTGGGCCATTTGGTTAGTAAATTGTTGTGGCATTGTTTGAGCAGCACGGTCTGCCAGCATAGCTTGTAGCTGTACCTCACGACCACCAGTGTTCAGACGTTTGCCACCAGCCGCAGCCTTTGCCTGTAGGGTGTTTCGTAGCTGTTGGGCATACGGACTATTTTGGCTGTAAAGGTCTTGTAGGCCCTGTTGCTGCCCTTGTAGGGCCTTCTGTTGCTTCTTGTTGTTATAGAAACCATAAAGCATTGCAGCCAAATCACCACCATGACTACCAAGATAATTGCCTACAGAAGCACCGCTAGGCATGAAGGAAGCAATATTACCACTGTCAGGAGAATAGCTTTGTGCTGTCTTCATTCCAGGCTGTGCTGTTTGTGAGAACTCTCCACCAAAACGATATTCGGGGGCAGCTTCATCATAGGTATTTGCAGACACATCAGTTTGCCCTGACATATCTCCACCACTACCCAGTAGAGCATCAAACTCCGAGTCTCCACCACCCGAGAAACTATCCCATAAATCACTGAAGTTATTCAAACCAGTAGTAGCCATTGAAGACAAACCTCCTTGTAAAGCATTCCCACCCCTAACGGCTGATCCTAAAGCACCACCAATACCAGCATTAACTGTCTTAGCTAAACCTCCCTCTAGTCCCATCATACCAGCCGGGTTAGTAGCACCAATGCCGCTCCCTAAACCAGAAGACAACATAGAAGAACCAATTTGACTGGCATCCCCACCACGGGCAGCAGTCATACCACCAGAGGCTAAAGCATTACCTGCAGCATTGCCTGCTAACCCACTACCAAACAATCCACCCAAGCCTGCACCAAAGCCTCCAGTAACTAGTCCAGAGACCAGTCCTGGCATAATCTTAGACATGGTGCCACCTTGACTACCATACCGAAAGTTACCTAGGTTTTCTTGCCCACGGGAAACACTCACTGTAGGGTCTTCTGCTCCTTGTAGAGGGTTGAAGGAAAGACCTTGTAACTGCTGTAAAAACTCAGGGGACAGTTGTTGACCAGTGCCCCAGTTGTTACCTCCCATAGACTCATTGTACCCAAGGTCCATAGGAGCCTCGTTATACATATTTCCTGTATAGCCTAAGGTATCTCCTAAACCACCAAAGAAATTGGAGTAGTCTTGGTTGTTAAAGACACCACCCATGTCGGGGGCTACTTGTGTACTAAAGTCTCCCCAAGAACTGTCATAGCTATCTGGCATATTGCTCCTTATGTGATGATACGGTAGCGAATCCAACTACCAGCTTTAAGTGTGACTTCTGCTCCAGAAGATATAAAAGTAACATTACTACCCGTTAGGAGATAGGCACCAGACTCTAAATTAAGAGTGTAAGCACCGGATGTTGGTGTATAGGTAAGTGTTGCGTCACTTCCTGTAATTGAATAACTGCCACTACTAGCATTTAATAGATGTGTATAAAGAACACTAGCATCACTACCAGTTAAGGAGTATGTACCACTAGATGCCTCTAAAATGAGACCTTTTAATAAAGAAGCATTACTACCAGATAGAGCATAAGTACCACTATCTAGAGTGAGTTTAGAATCTTTGGTTAAAGTAGCATCAATACCTGTAAAAGAATAAACACCTGTTTCTAGATTAAGGGTATAGGCACCACTTGATAGAAAGGCTGGGATATAAATATTGTATGGTTGGAATATCTGCCAGGGGTTATCCGATAGGCTTTTATGCTCATCCGCCGAAAGGGCACGATCCCAACCTAGCGCAATTGGAATTTGTCCGCTAATCCCCCAATTTGCTGTTGAGTAGCCGCCCACCCTAAGAACAGAGGCGCTTGTACCTATTGCCCGCGCAACAACTGCATTGCTGGCGACAAGAACACCATTGGCATACAGGTAGCCAAAAGCTGCGCTGGCACTTCTTGTATATGAAAAAGCTCTAAATTTGCTGTCAATATAACCAGAGGCAGATACCCCCTGAACGCTTGTGACGTTTGTTGACGCAGCAAACGTACCGCTTGATGCGGCGAGGGAAACAGTTTGATTGCCACCAAAATAAAACTCGTTGGCTCCGTTTGTATAGGATAGAAAAAACTCTCGGGTTGTTGATGCAGTCGGATTCGATATTACAAATACTGATAGATCACCTGTGTATGCGCCGTTACTCGTAAGCCACGGAATATTTAGGCTCGCGCCAACGGATGCATTCGACGCAGGATCGGCGCCAAGACCTTTTTCTGTGGCAGATATAGAAATTCCACCTGGAGTCCACACTTTCCCCCTAATTATATCAATAGGCCCTGAACCTGGGCTTACTACAAACGCAAGGCCTTGTGTGATGGGGTTCGACCAATCTATTTCACAAGAACCTTGTGGTTGGCTTTCCCAAGGTTGATGAATAACTAACATTTAGGCCACATCGTATTTAATACCATTGAAGCTAAACACATGGTTTCCTCCTGTGGCATTAAGGTTTACCCCGGTGTTATGTGTTACAAATAAACCCCAAAACTTTGGCATAATACCACCAAATCGAGAAGCGACACTAAAGGGAGCAAAGGCATATCCAATATCACTAGTCGCAGCAGTCACACTAATTACCGTACCGAGCTTTAAAGCACTAAATAAAACACCTGTATTAGTGAGGGTCTCGGTGCTATCTGTTCCATCTAATACATCAATAGGTGTAGTTGCTAAGGAAGTATCTGCTCCCCAAACATAAACTACAATTTGTGTATTGGCTGTTGGGGTAGTGCCGACAGTAACCTTACCTTGTACCAAGGCATCCATATACTTGTTGGTAGTGTTATCTATTTCACTGCTTTCCCGTCCACCAATAAAAGTAGTGCTTGATGCTGTAGAAGCAGGGGAAATAGTAATTGTAGTATTGCTACTATAATTAATAGTTGTGGTTGCCATTAAGCATCCCAGGCAGTGAGAATTTCTTGGTAGGGTATTGGACCCTCATACCCCATTGCTGCGGGGGATGCATCTGTACCCGTACCTGTAGCAAACAGTTTCTCTACAACGGATGCTTTACGTTTACAGTGAGTATACACAACAGCACGCACTGCTAAGTCAGCAGCAGTACCAACCCAAGTGGCATCAATACCTGCACGAATATTTACCTTAGAGGGATTAAGAGTATCTAGACGTGTCATCCAATCCCAAATGCGGGCCTTACCTACAGAGAGGTTGTCTACACGAGTCCAGTCTAAACCATTACGCATAATTTCATCTACTGGCACGGCAGTTCGCCAAACTACATAATTGTTAGGTGCTTCTTTATTTAGCTCAACAGCAATGAAGAAAGCAGTATCACTATTCTTAGGCATAGCAGCCCATTCAGGAACAGCAGCAATATAGTCTTTTAGGGTAGTATAATTAATAGGCATATTGTTCCTTAAGCAAGTGTAAAGATTGAACCAGGAGAAGCATTGTTAAACTTCACGGTAAAGGTTTCACCAGTAGCTACAGTAACTGTACTACCATAATCCCAAAATGCCACTAGGTTATCTGAAGCACTCGTATCATTATAAAGAACAGCATAACGAAAGTTAGCAATGGAACCACCAGAAGCAGTCCAGATAATTTCTGTGCCTGTTACTGTAGTAGTGCCTGTAGTTTCACTAGTAGCAATGGTGGTGGCAGTACCCCCAGCAGTGTACCCGTTACCAGCACTAATTTCTGTTAGATCAGTCTTTACAGTATTAGTAGCAACTGGTGCGGTAAGAGTAAGCATTACCTTAAAAGTATGGGCATTCCAATCATGAATACCTTCAACAAGCTGTTGTGAGAAATCTTGAAACTTAGTATATGTAGCCATTTAGCTCCTCGCTAGTGTTATAGTAAAGGCACCAGAAGGACTAGCACCTGTTTTGAATGATGCCTTTACTTGGGCAGGATAACTATTTGTTGTGTCAGGGAAGGATGTAGCTAGGGCAGCAGCATCAGTACCAGTTGGTATATTGGCAGCTACGCTTGCCGTAGCCGTTTCAGTAGTAGATATATGAGCAACTCCATCTGAGTTACCTGTGTTCCAGGCTATTCCTGGTTGTGGCCCTGAAGCAATGTCTGAGCTTTGTAACCATAGTTGTCCCTCCACTTCGTATAAGGTATCGGCAGCAGGAGTAAAAGCTAGTGCTGTAGCAGTACCAGAGGTTGTAGTAACTACCTGATCTGAAGTAAGTTTAACATATGTCCAAGGATCAGTGGGTGTAGAGAGAGCAGTATGTTCTGCTTGGGTTAAATGATAATATTCCCCAGGCTGACCTCCTTGCAGACCCGCTAAGACATTGTGACCAATACCACCGATAAGATCATTAATAATCTTTCGTAGCTTCTCGTACCAGTCGTTCCAATAGCCAGAGCCCGGTGCTACCCCAACCGGGAGGGGAGGTAGTTTGGATGCCATTACTGATTAGAACCTAAACTCTGAAAATAGAGGGTTCGATCAGCCCCTGTCTTGTTTTGTACTTTATATGTAGAAGAACCCGCATCCCAATATACATTTAATTTGGAAGCCGTATTAATTGCTACAGACCAAGTACCATCATTGTAAATTAGTGTTGTTGCTTTACTAGAAGCATTAAAACCCACAATTGCATACTTTCCTCGTGAGTCTGCTAAGATACCTACTACTGTTGCTGTTGATCGCAGAGGGAGGGTTACTACTGTGGGATCAGTAGCAGCAACATCTACGGAGAACTCATTAATTGCACCACCACTGTAGAAGTCACGTCGAGTGGTACTAGCAGCATACTCCCCAGTACGAACAACTGGAGCTGAGTTACTAGATGCTAGTGCGGCATACAAAAAGAAAGTGCTTGGAATACTAGCTGTACATCCTGTTGTCCATACACAGTTGGAAACACGGACAACTTCTGAGCCATTGTTGGTAGCAATATTTAGAACTTCTCTAGCACCAATTTGCCAATTACATGATTCCAAATCAGCGTTCAGAAAGTTTCGTAGATAAATACCATTACCAATTTCACCGGCTTGCATATTTACAATACGCACATTATTAATGGTACTAGTTGCTCCGTGGTTTAAATAGAAACAATAGCCAGTATCATCATCCCCTGGCTCTCCCTCCCAACGAATATTCTCAAATACTACACCATAAGATGCTCCAGCAGCAGCAGTACCACTATTGTCATAATAGAAACCATGTCTACCACGCAGCCAAGCTTGGTATCCACTGAAGCTTACATTTGATAGCGTAATCCCAGGCTCACAAGTAACAATAGCAGTAGCATAGTTTGCCGGGGTTTCTAGGTGTGCTCGCGTAGCAAGTTGTAAATTCTCGAATCGGAAGTGATCCGCACAGATTGTGGGGAAATTATCGTTGTATCCGATGACAATTGGTAAACTACATTCAATTACACTATTACGTAGTAGCAGGCTATCTCGACCACGAGTTCGTACACCAATAGAACTAGCACCAATCCATCGAGTAGAACCTCCCACATGAATGTCTTCTATTTGAGTGAGAGAACCGTCCTTTACCTCAATAGCTGTTTTCTTTGTGGTTGTGTCAGTGGAACGGAAGGTAAGATTTTTAATAGCAGTCTCATAAATAACACCACCATCAGTTGTCCCTTCTCCACCTTTACCAATAAAGAAACAAATATCTGTAGAGGAAGGCATAAACAAGATAACACTAGTCCAGCGACCTTCCCCAACAATCCACTGTCGATGGTTGGTAATGCTTACCGTAGAGGTAATTAAGTAAGTACCTTTTGGTACAAAGATAACGCCCGGATTATCCGCTAGAGCAGTGATAGCAGCAGTAAAGGCCACGGTGTCGTCCGTTACACCATCACCTACAGCACCATAGTTTTTAACATTAAAGTGATAGTCGTAAATATTTGCATCTACATCATTTAGCCATTCTTTGGTGACTACTGTACCTGCAACAAAGTTTGTTGATTGCGTCATGAAGTTCCTTTATTAATATCTACTTCAATGTCTTGGATACGAAGTGGGTAGTTATCTGAGTAAGTAAATTTAAATATACGTTGTCTAAACCAACCTAGTTGTCGAATGCAAGCTAAGTCCTGTCGTAGATTAGTTGTTACAGCAGTGTTGTATGTAGTGTAGTCATCGTCACTCCACTGAATAGAAATATATGTATCTGCTGAAGGACGATCACCTAGGATGGACAATCTACGCATGGTCTTTCTATTTAATGTCCCAAAGTCATTTGCTTCTGTGATAATTGAGCAGGTGTAGTTTACAGTAGAGTCTTGATGCAAGGTCTCATCAAACCTATAAATAGCACTGTCTGTACCAAGAGAGAAATAGGTACGGGTAGAGTTGGCATTAAACAAGTTGGTGCTTGCAGCAATGTCAAAGTATTGTTGTGCTTGATATGCAAAACGAGTAACCAAACCAGTCTCTACATCAATAGCCCAAGTCTTACCATATCCTGCATTGATGGCATAAAAGACATGCCCTTGAATGGCAATGATAGCACCCCTCCAGGAAGCCACTGTAGTGGACACAGACGAGAGATAACGGCTGATGCTTGGGGTACCTATGTTCTCTAGTTTAAAGTCCTTGAGAACGAAGGCGTCAGGTTGACCGTTAGCATCCGCACCAATGAAATAAATAGAGTTCCCATGAATAGCAAAACCAGCTAAATAGGTATTAATTTTGATTGGGGTATCGTTACGTTGCATTGGGCTATCAGGAGCAGCGTTAGCAGCATCCCAGTAATACTCAATTGAGGTAGAACCAAAGGCAATGAGATAGTTGTTAATCTTAGCTAGACGGGTTACTTGGTCCGGCTCTTGTTCAGGAGCAATGATGGCATCTACAGTGAAGGCTAGTGGATCATTGTTAGTGCTGTTAAAGATAATAGAACTATCTGCTTTGACAAGAAAGAGATAACCATCTAGGAAAACAATATTAGGATCATGTGCTGGAATGGCAGCATCTGAAGAAGTAACAACTACGTTGCTATTATCAATAGTTACAAGACCAGAAGTAGCTGAACCGTCGGATGCCACCATCTTAACAGAGCCATCGTCATACAGAAACTCTGTAAAGCCCACAGTACCTGATGATGTAGTAAAGACGTTGGTTAGAGTAGTGCTGCTAAAAACACCAAAGTCGTAGACATATATATTACGACCAACACAATAGAACAGTTTGTTCTTGTCCGTAGCAAAGTGCATACCACGAATAGCTGTGCCACCTACGGAAGGGATAGCTTCTGTGGAACCAGCACGTTTCATTACAAACCTACGTTGGTCACCTGCCTTAGTTTGTTTAACAATCTCTGTAAATACGTTGAGGTAGTCTTCATCCTTACCAGATGTACCCCCATCTCGCAGAGCAATCTCACGAAACAAAGACACACGTTCCGAAGAATATGTGTCTTGCGTTGGTGCTTTATTAAAAGCCATTACATACGTCTTTCAGGTTGAATAAAGAAACTAGCATCCTCTTGTCCAGACATTGTAGCAGTTTCAATGTAGTCTTTAGCCTCACTCTTTAATGCTGTTCTATCTGCAAGAGGAATGCCCCATTCTGGAGCAAGAAGCACAGCAGTAGTATAGATAAGGGGTAGGAGCCATTCCTCAGGAAAATCGGCGGTCTCACCGCCTGATGTAAAATATTGAAAGGGTCGTTGATATACTAAAGTAACAGTGCTTGTGTTGGTAGAAGCTGGTGTAGGCCACAGAGAAATAATACCATAGTTAACCCCTGGTTGGTAGTTAACCTTTAGGGGCATACTACCTACAGTAGTGGGTAAGATATTGAAGTCCTGTCGTGCAACCAGTTCCATAGGAATACGTGCATTACTTTCTGTACGAAAAGCTTGTAACATACGTACAGGAAACACTGTATCTAGTGTCATACCTGTACCAATGGTGTAGACGTTGGTAGTGGGAGTGAAGGTGTACTCAGAACGTGCCCATAGAGGCATCCCTAAGCCCCGTAGCTGACCTATTGCTGCGTTAATGGCTATCTGCCCATCCGCAAGGTTTGCTGCGCTAGGAGTCTGTCCTTCAGCAATGACACCCAGCTTACGCAAAGCTGCTGTAAGAAGTTGATCTCTAGTAAGTTGATTTGTGTAGCTTGACGAGGTGGTCATTAAGGCACTCCATGTCCATTAGAGAATAAGTCAAACAAAGTTAGATATGGGATAGTGTTATTATCTGCTTGCATACAATCTGCTGTACCTAAATCTGCATAAGCACTACTTGTTACAATATCACATCTAGCACCTTCTACAAAAGTATCTGTACCATCTTTAGAAACAAAAGAAGGAAAGGCTTTCTCACCATGTACCTTAATGAGCGTTTGCTCATGACGAGGTTCAAAGTCCTTCTGACACACCAGAGCACCAGTCCACTCTTTCCTAATTTCTGTAGAAGGGAACCAGAAGCCACATCTATGACAGGCGAATTTATGGCCCTTACCGGGCCAGCCTATACGTTTCACTTGTTCACCTCATGCAACCGTCGTTCAAAGGTGTTTTCCATCTTATCTAGACGAGTCCAAAGCTCATCCTTAAACTCGCGGAAGTCTTCCTTTTTAAAGTAGGTGTCCTTAACCTTACCCACATCATCTTCAACCTTAGCAAGCCTATCCCGTAGCCCATCACTATTCTGTTTCATAAAGTACATGATGATACCTAACAATACATTGAAGATGTAGGAAATAACCATTTCTGTCATGGGCTCGCCTCTATTGTAATTTTAGTTTTTAGAGCAAAGTCTAGGGGCCAAATGGCTTGTAAGGGATTGCACATGTAGGCAAGCTGGGTTACCACTGTAGCAGGCCCAGGAACGGCATTAGAGGGTACTGTGAACGAGAACTCAGCGTGGTAGGGGGTACCCTCTGCTAGTTGTGTTAGACTGTCCTCTGAGAGGAATCTAGTAGCCATTAAGTCGTAGTAGGTGCCTTCACTATCTAGCATATAACGTGAGATGAGTACATTACAATAACGTGTACGTGTTACAGGAATTTTAAGTTTTACTTGTGCTCCTGGAGTAGCCCGCTCATATTGAGCTGGTCCATTTACCGTCAAGGGGTCTTTGTTGTCTAACAGCCATACACCTAGTTGTAGGATAATGTAGGAGACAAAGATGTAAAGATAAACCTTAGTGGTAAACCAGCCAGAGTAAAAGCGTTTGAAAAGAGTGCCTCTCATCTAACACCTCGAACATCTATATACTCGTATGCACCTATAGAGGGTGGGTTATAATAAGTACTATTATTAAGATCAACTACAGGTAAAAAAGAGACACCAGTATGAACTAAACCGCTATTTGTTTTTGGTAAATATTGGTTTGTATATGTTAAATTGGTAGTCACATCAGCACCACCAGCAGAAACACCATCCAAAGCACCTGTATATGCATTATTATTATTTGTAATAGTACCATTATTAGTTGCTGCGTAAATAGCTGTGGGCGATAATAGTAGATTATTTTTTACGTTTACAGTAGTACCAGTATCTACTCTTTCTACTCTAACTCCATAAGTGTTATCAATACTAGTACAATTGTAAATATTATTTATTCCTGCAGAAGTGGAGAGTAAAACACACTCTCTATTATTTTTACCAAAGCAGCCTACTACAGTAATATCAGTAGCTTGGTTTACTTGTATAGCTGATCCTAAATTATTATCACCAACGCACCGCTTAAGGGTACCACCAAAAACACCACGATCCAAACCTACCCCAACGGCATCAAAATAAGAATGATTATCACCCCGGCTATCTTGAATAGTTGCATTGGTATTTGGAAGAAAAGTCACTGCTATAGCATAACCAGAAGCAATAGTACCAATGTTTACATAAATAGTACCAGCAGAGTAACCCCACTCCCCTGTTCCTGGAGTAGTAGGAGTACCCACATTCTTAGTTAAGAAAAACTTACCTCCAACAGTATTACCAGAACACACACTATGAGGCTCAATTCCCATAGCAGAAGAACGACTTTTTACATTACCCACAATAGTCCAACCAATAGCACCCAAATAAGTAACAGAGAGACCTCCCTGATAAACCCCCCAGCCGGAAGAAGTTAGACTATTATTTGTAGAATAGCAATTTTTTAAAACAGCTCCTGTTGCGTGAGCAACAATGGCAACGCCATGTTGTCCATTATTATGTCCTTCACAAGAGTCAAAAATAACACCAATAGCAGGAGAGGAGGTTACCCCCCCTGCATTGATCCCATGTGTCATACCAATACCATCTACAGCATTATTATAGGCACGAACTCTAGTTGCTCTAAAATAATTACAAGCCCTTGTAATATTATTATAAATTACTAAGCCGCCATTAGTAGAATTATAAAAATCAATGTCTTGTACTGTTACGTAATCTTTATTTTGTACTCGCATTCCATAAGCAACACCTGTAGCATCAATTTTAGGGGGAGGAGCAGTTAAACTACCATAAGCTCCGTATACCACACGTTGACTCTCATTGGCGGCATTACCTGTAAAAATTGCATCTATTGGTGGGAAAACACTTCCTCTTTTTAGTAGCCATGTATTACCTAGCCCATAACCAGATTGTACAGGAACTGTTCTCCAAGGAGTAGTCTCAGACAACCCATCATTAGTGTCTGTTCCACTAATAGAATCAATATAATAGGTAGTCATTACACACTAGGAGCAATGAGGAAGTTAACCGTTCCTGTAGAAGCAAAGTCAGCATAAGCACCAGCAGTGGTAATGACCCCTACAGGAAAACTATATTGGCCCACAGCAGTGGCTGCTGGAATGACAAACAACGCCGTACCGGAAGCGGCAGAGGCGTTGTCATAAACAGTAACAGTACCCGCACCAATAATGGTGGTAACAATGTAACCATACACAATGCAGGGTGCATTAGCAACAACACCATCTGCAGTGAGGTTTACGTATTGTGCAACGGGGCCGGCAGCAAGCCGGTTGAATTGTGCAAGCTCACCATTGAGCATTGCAATTGAAAGTTGACCTGCCGCATTAACCTTAACAGGTTGCCATGTGCCATCGGCACCATTTGCGGGGGTGTCATTCTTACCATGAAGCGTTACGTGCATTCCCATGTTTATCTCCTATTGTTTCCTGGCTTTCGCTTTAGGAAGATGAATAAAGAGAGGGCTTTTCACCCTCATTGGCCGTTAGGCTGCATCTGGACCCGTTAGGGGAAGATGCTAGTCGTCAACTGCTTCGCCAGGACCAGTGACGAAGAAATCAATAATAACAAAACCAGTACCACCGGCAGTTGAGCTGCCAACAGCATAGGTTGAGGTAATTGGTGCATCAGCAGTTAGCTTGGTCAGCACCGATACACCTGAAGAAACACCTGCATTCACCAGACCTACCTTTGTAGTGCCCATAGTGAAGGCTTCAAGAATCCCATCCGCATCAGACCCAAGGCCCACCGTGAAGGTGGCAACAGCGGTAGAGGCGTTCACATTCTGTAGAACATGAACACCCGTAACCACTGCGTCCTTAGGAAGCCACGCTTTTTGCGTAGCACTGTCAGTACGTGCAATTGGAATAACCAGTTGCAGCGTACAGCGACGTTTGGGATAGGAGAGATTGGGGTTAGTATAACTCATTTTCTCTCCTTAAGGTCAGGCGCCAGGACTACCGTAGATGCCGCGCCGGTCGGTCCAGCCGAAGCTATAGCGAGCCGTAGCCTTGTACTTGGCATTCTCGGTGTCAAAGTCCTCATCCATACCGAACTCATCAGCACGACGCTCGAAATACTTCAGACTATCTTTAACGTCAGTGAGGATGAACCAGAAGTCATCTTGGGTCAGGTAGTGATTCACAATAACTTCAGGAATCATGCCCATATTCTTAATGGCGTTGATGTCATTCAGGTCAGTACCAACACGACCTTCCGTCTTCAGGATACGGCTTGCCTCGAACATCAGTTCCTTAGGAATGACAAGCTTACGAGGACGAACCGCAATTTTCAGGCCACGGTCATTCTTGAAGTCAGCAATGTCAATACAGGCTTGTTCCAGCGCAGCTTCTGACAGATCAGTAGCAACTGCAACACCGTTGGTGTACGTACCACCAGCGACGTTAGGAGCAGAGCTAGAGCCACCACCACCAGCGGAAGCAATGAGGGTAGCAGCATCGCCACCAACATAACCAGCAGTGAATGCCCGGTTATAGATGTTAGCTGCAATGATTTCCTTGGTTTGACGCATTGAGAAAGCCAACCCACGTGCCTTCTGTTTAGCCACAACATCATACAGGTCATCGTCATACGCTTCACGAGTAACCACAAAGCCGAGACCATAGGTTACATGGTTGTAACGGCTAGTGAAACCCTGCTTGGCAGTATCATAGGTGACGGGAGCACCTTGATCTTTAACCACAGCAAGACCCATACCGCTGTAACCAACGTCCTCTTCAAAGGCTCGTCGTGAGCTATTCTTTTCAAACAGCTTGTCCCATTCAACGGGATATTCATTGTAAGCTTCGCCATACCAAGCATTAACGCCGGGCCAAAGACTTTTGGCAAAGCTTGAGGTAGTAATTACGCCACTCATCTTATTCTCCTAAAATTATCAAACGCCTGCCACGCCAACGCTACCATAGGTATGGACGTTGATGCGAACCAGGACTTTATTATACTGCGCGGCAGTTTCATTGTCTGCGCGCTTTACTTGACCAACAATTTGCAGGGGCCGGGTTGAGGTGGCATCTGGAGTGGTGGTTGAGTATACATACATAGGAGAAGCCCCAGTAATCAGGGGATTCGTGTGAGCGGAAGCACCTACACCTACGTTGAAACCGATGTTAGCCAGGGTAACCGCAGCGTCAGCTTCGGCTTCATAGATAAGACCGGGATCGTCAGCAACTAGAACAAATTGCTTGGTTGAGGCCACACGATACTGAGGAGTATCAAGGGCAATAGAACCACCAGTCATCAGGCCATCCAGAGGGTCCATCTTGGCATTTAGAACACCAACCACAGCACCAAGAATAGGACCAGCAGTAATTTGACTGGAGGCAGCAACAACACTTTGTACACAGGGAACACCTGAGGTAGAAGCATTGGTAGAGAGTTTAACAAGGTCACCCACAAAGACAGGGTTACTGTCACTTGAAGAAACTTCATATAGAGTAGATTGACCATTATAAGGAGCACCAGTGAGGTGCTTAACGGGCTTAAAGCCGTTAATACGAGAAGTGTTAGCCATTTTAGCTTATCCTTTCAATACATAAAAGAAATAAGGTAATGGCCCGAAAGATCAGTCGATTTGTAGTTTACCGAAGTCAGCAGCTTTACGGGCATCACCCTTCATAGTAGACTCCATTGCATCAACTTCCTGCTGTTTAATTTCTTGGTCTTCTTTGTACCAATCGTCAGGGATTCGCATAACAACTGCTTTTGTACCTTGACCAACAGAAAAATGTGCAACTGAACCTACAGAGGCCGTATTGTCCACACGCTTATTACCGATTGCTCCAATTTGTTCTGTGGTACATACATCATACCCACGTTCCTTTAGAAGCTCTACACGGTCATCAACATCATTAACAATACGATATGTAAAACCCGGCTCTTTGTTCTTAATCGACAGACGATTGCGAGCTTCGAGGGGGGTTCTACGGGGACGGGCACTTGCCACAGATGGAGTACGAGCCATAATGGTTCTCCTTATTTAAGGCCCTTAACGGCCTTGAGGTCAGAAATGTATTTCTCTTTAGTCAGCACTTTGCTGCGAATAAGGTCATTCATTACCTTACGTTCCTGGTCAGAAAGAAAGCTGTCGTCATCTTTACGGCTTCCTTTACTGTTACCCCGTGAGCTATCTACGTCAGGGGCATTAAGCTTGTTAGGGTTGGTGAACTTGTTCGGGAATTCCTTGCGAACAGCTTCCTCAACCTGTTTCAGTACATTAGCTGGGCTAACACCTTGAGCTGCAAGCTTGTTACCAAACTCATCAGCATACATACGCATGTGAGGAGTGTTGCTGTACCAAGGGTTGCGACTTTGGAAAGCTTGCCATTCTGGGTGAACTACTTGTTCCTCTACCAGAGGGGTTTCTTTCACTTGCTCAATACGGGCTAGTTCAGTCTCAGCCTTTTTAATTTCATTATCAAACAATTCAAAACTATCACCATCACCATCTGAAAGAGCCTGCTTGCGCTGGGTCTTCATGGTCTCAATGGCTTTATTTACAGCAGCTTCTTCAACACGAGTGTAGTGAACCTTAAGAGCTTCTAAACCTTTTGAAAGAGACTTGAGTTGTTTACTCTGTGATTCAATTTTATCGAAGAGAGGCTGTCGTTGGACAAAAGCTCGTGCATCAATAAAATCATCTTCCTGCCCATGAAATTCTTCCTTAGGACGCCAACCCATCTGTAGAGCTTTCTGCTCCATCTCAGTGTATTGGGGTGCCTCTGGAACATTTTCCTGGCCTTCTGGCACTACGCCATTCTCTTCATTCATTTAGTTTCCTTAAAAATAGCAACAACATCTTCGTCGTTGATTACTAGATAAATATCCTCGCTACCGGGCTCAGTGATAAACTTACCACCAAACTTAGCATAGGCAATTGTGTCACCTACTGCCAGCTCACCCACATAATCCTCATGACATTTAGCACCAATTTGTAATACAGTGCCTTTGTCTACGTTAACTTGTTCTTTACGTTCTGAGGTTTCTGAGAGAACAATACCAGCGGCTTTAGCTGAGGCATATACCTTATCATGCTCTTGAATCTTAAACGGTTTGATTAAGATACGACAACCAGTAACAACAATCATTAGTTCTCCTTTGAGAAGTAGTCTGAATCAATAATTTCTAGGAGGGCAGTGATGTAACCTTGATGGTACACCAGCTTTTCTGCATCCCATGTAAGACAGCTATCTTGCTTGTCTTTTACAGCTTGTAGCAAGCCTTGTTTAAAGGCTCGGCTTACTTCGCTTTCGCGCCATTCTTGGACGTTGATTTTGCCACCTCTTTCTGTTGAGATAGTTTCTGTTCATGGGCTTGTTGCTTTTGCACAAGACCTTGGGTTGCTTTAGCACGTTCTGCCGCACTAAAGATGTTAGCCATCTGAATGTCAGAGGCTGATTTTACAATGGCGCTTTGTTCTTGCATCTGCATTTTCTGTGCATGTGCTTGAGCTTCCATTGCCATTTTCTGTTCTGCACTGCGACCAGCCAATTCCATGCCTTGTTGTTTCACTTGCATGTCAATAGCGGCTTTCTGTTGGTCAGCTTGCATCTTAGCTTGAATAGCCATCATCTTAGGATCAGGTGGAGGAGGTGGTACTTGACCGCTCTGAATCACCTCGTCACTAAAGAGTTCTTGCCAGTTAGGCTGTTCCTGGGCTTCTAACACCCTTGAGAGCACTTTAACTGGGTTGAAGATAGGTCCGGCTACCTGGAGCATTTCCATGAGCCCTTGGGCCTTCATAAGCTTCTCTTGCTGTGAGGCTGCATTAGGATCAGCAGCAGGAGAAACATCGCAGGAAGAATGGTCAAAGTCATCTGGACCTACTTCCATATCTAGCACCGTAACATATTTGTTCGGATCAAGATACAGACTGTTGAGTTCAAAAATCTTATCAAATTCTTCTGCAAGAGCCCGGAAGATACGCTTGTATACAGCAGTAAATACTTTCATACCTTGCTCTACAGTAGCCATTGTGGTGGTAGCCGGGGTATTCTGTCCTGGCATCTTACCAGTGAAAATCTCTGCTACGCTGGCAAGTTCTTTTCCTGAGGTAATGAGTGTCCCCATAAGCTGGAACAAAACAGAGCTAGGTTCCTTTGTGGGGAGAGGTACAATTTGCTTGCGCAGGTCGTCTGCGGTAGCGTTGACTGGTCGCCATTCTCCAGGACGTAAGCTTTGGTCACCCATTTTGAGTCTAAGAGCCTTGCCAATAAAGCCTGACTGAAGATTGTGTAAGTGTCCACTGTCTACTAGTTGGTTAATAAGCGTGTTTACGCTCTCGTTAATAGGACCAAGAAGAATACCAAAACCAATATCGTAAAAGCTACCATCCGGATTGGGAATAAAACCAAACTTGGTGTACATCTGAATTGGTTTAATTGTTGCAATTGTTTTCCCATCATCTTTGAGCTTTACATCATCAAGGTGATAGCGCCGACTAATGCGCAACAGTTTACCGGAGGTATATTCAAAGGTTACAATGTAGGGTTCAGCATACCCATCATCATCTAGGTCAAGAAAAGTGTGTTGCTCAATGATGGTATAAGGAACACTGTTGCTATTTTGCATAGCATCGTCAGGCATTAGATTGGCAGCAGCTACAGGATCAGCTAGGTCTACATCAGCATAGATACCCATGTTCTGCTTCTCTTTAAGAATACGACGAGACATATGAATTACTTCACTAATGCGCTCAGTTTCATCTAGAGAAACAGTCCAGTAGTTGACAACAATGTTCTTAGGCAACACCAGCTTGCTCTTAACCTTGTCCTCTACCTTGTCATACCACGTCTTCTTAAACATGGTGCCAATGATGGGGAGCATCATAAGCATCTTGTCCATGTCCTCTTCCCAACCATACATCTCGTGCATCACTTGGTAGGACATGTAGGTAGAAACACGTTGAGCCTTCTCGTATTTCTGTCCTGTTTGGTCCTTACCAATGACTGTAGCATTCACAATCTTGCCGTTGGAAGGTACCAAGCTAGGGTAGCTACGTGCAGCAAACTGCATAGCAGCCGTGGTAACTAGAGGATACTTGACATTACTGGCACCGGGCCAGGGATATGTCTTATCTTCTTTAGTTTGTTTGGCTAGAGCAATCCAGTCGTCAATGTTGCTTTCCCATTCACCACGACTTTCCAAATCTTCCTCAAAACCCTCTTTACATTGAGCAGCAATCTTTAGTTGCTCCTGCTCGTCAAGGGTATCTAGGATGTTAGGAACAGAAATAGGCTCCTCTTTTTCAGTAGCCTGTGGTGGTGGAGACGCCTGACCTGCCATATCCTGATTCTCGTAATTCGTCATCGTAGAGTTCTTCTTCCTGTTCGAGTTGGGTTGGAGCTTCTACTAGAGAATCTAGCATCAGACCTAAATATGAAAGGGTATCTACTTGGTCGTCATGACTGTCTCGCGGAAACCGCGTACATTCATCCTCAAACCCTTGATACCAATCTCCTTGTTTATTAAAATACACTGTGTGTGCTCTGATACGGGCCTGCATACTCCTACCCCGAGCAATTTTATCCTTACCTCCATGCTTAAGAGGTTTAATATTAAGGTATACTCCTGTCCTAATCATCTCTTCCCGAAGGAAAGGACCAATTGACTTAGATACTTGCATTTCCTCGATACCAAATACTTCTGGTTCCCATGCTCGCTGTAGGTTAATAAGCATATCTACAATATCTCGTCCATCAATTCGTTCCCGAATAACGTCAATGACAAAGATACGTTTATATTCATCTACACCAGCAACCATAAACACAGAATAGTCTGCACGTTCACTTTCTGAGATGGCTAAGTCAACAGTTACATAAATATGTAGTTTCTGTTGTCTATGCTCTTCCAGCATATCCATAAAGTCTTTACGTTTATAGTATGCTACACTCTCATCAATAGGGTAGTTTAGATATTCTTGGCTATATGCATCAGGCATCCCCTGTGCAATGTAACCTTCTCGTTCCTGTTTAAGCTTTTGTTTGGGCCATCGGTCTGGCCAAAGGATGTGAGAGAAGTCTTCGTTGTGTGCTCGGTACTTTATGCTATACCAACCACCAGCTACAAGCTTCTCACTATAAAGTTTAAGGGGAAGATTGTGACTCCATCTATCCCAGGGCTTAGGCATTAAACGCTCTAGGAGGCTGTCCATGTGCAAGATGGTACCTACCATTCTAATTACACCGTTTGCGCTTCTACAGGGCATTAAAGCACTATAGAACCACCTTCGCATCTTCTCACGTCGTTCTTTGTTCTGAACCAACTCGTCATTCTCACAATCGTCTACAAGAATAATGTCTGGTCGTGTACCGTTCCAGATGAGACCACGTAGCTTTTGTTCTGCACCCTTTGCCATAACACGAAACTTATGGCCGTCTGACATTTCAACAATAATATCACTCTCGGTATCTTTGATGAAGATAACCTTACCTTCGGCATTGCGCTTCAAACCAAACAAATCAATTAGTACGTCATTATCTTGGAGGTGTTCTTTGAAGAAACCTAAGAACATCATTGCTTGTGCTTCCGTATCGGAAACCAACAGCATGAACTTTCGTTGTCTAAAGAGGAGGGTAGCTAATCCGTAGCTAACAGTAACACCAGTAGTTTTAGCATGACCTCGTGGTGCAGATATTGCCACCATTGGATATTTACTACAACAAAAGTCCCAGGCTTCTTTGTGAAAAGCTGGACTTTCTACTGCTTGGTCAAACTTACTTGATAATACTGTCTTGGAGAAACCTTCAATAATATCACTGTTTAGTATCATTTACTTGTTGATGTTCCGCACACTTAAGTTTACCCCAATTGTATTCCTCCATTAGAACCTCATCAAATTCATCTATTGAAGCGGGAGTATACCATTCTCCCCAAGGGGCACCGGGCCATGTACGGCGTCTAATAAGAGGTAGTTTATACTCAGTCATTTACAGAAGGTTGTTGAATAACTCGTCCTACAACACCTAAGATCAATAATACAACAGCAAGTATTAGGAGATATTGTACAGGAAGAATAGTTTGAAAGGTTGTTGGGAGGCTTTGCCATGATACTAAGAGAGCAGCATTTAGTGCTTGTGCTTGGATGGAAAACATCTTCCAAGCTTGTTTAATGTTAGGAATTAAAGTCATTTCTTTTTCTCGCGCTTGCTTGTCTGACTCTTAAGGCTTCCATTAGCATTTCGGGAGAAGCTTCTGTTGGAAGATGCTGACACAGCTCGTAAATTTGACTTAGCAGAGCTTCCTCCTTTAGAAAGGGGAACACGGTGGTCGAGGTCTTTTCCATCTCCCTTACTTGTTCGTCCGTCAGCGTTGGCTTGGTTTCGAGCAACTGTTCGTTCGCTTCGTGCAGCTCGTTGTTCTGGTCGAGAGTTGTAGAGGAGATTCTCACGTCGATAATCCCGTACCATCTTCCCCGTCTTGGGGTCTTTCTTCATGAACGGAATGGGCCTTCTCCTCAATGTAAATGATGTCGGTTACCTCGACTTTAGGTTTATGTTTCTGTGCATCAGCAAGTTTCTCAAACTGTGCAGCTAGGTTGGCTAGTTTATCACCTATGGACACACCATCAAGAGCAACTGTATTCGGCTTTTCAATTTGTTCTTTAACAAGAAAGGAATCTTTGAAAACCTGGTGAGCATCTCGTAGGGAAACCTCTTTGCGAACAACAGTACCAAGTTTTTGGTCGTAAAAAATGTCGCCTTTTTCCAAACGGTCTTCAACAAGATCAAGGGAACGAGCGACAATTTTCTGTAAGCGTAGGGAAAGAACAATGTTATCTTGCTGCTTAACCTCATCGTAAATGTCCTTCCACCACTCTGTTTTACTCCAAGCAATGAGAGTTACACGAGGAATGTTTAGAGCAACGGAGGTTTGTTTCATGTTGCCACCAAGCATAATGTATGCTTCAACAGCTTCTTGCTTTTGCTTGTCTCCCCAATGTTTGTTGGTTTCAGACAGCTTACGCATAGCTCTTTTACGTGGAATGGCTTTAAGTTTTGGTGCATCTGACAGCATTGTTGTCCTCTCTTTGAGAATATTTAACACAAATAAATGTGTCTCTACATTCCATTATACACGAAATTTATCTTCTTGTCAAGCCCTTTATGTTTTTGGACACCAATTTATGTGTTTTACACGAAGATATTCCTATGTTCGATGTTGTAAGAAAAAAGTACTTGACAGAATGACAAACATGTGCTACCCTAAGACTTTAATGTATTTATATGTATTGTCTTTATGTATTTGTATTTGTCTTTAATGTTTTTGTATTGTTTTTATATTTAATAAACGCATGTGCGTACCTGTGTAGGCGAGCATGTGCGAGCATAGGTGTGCGTAGACATACGCGAGATGTACACGTCGAGCGTCATAAGACATAGGGCTAGAAGCCCTTTAAACACCCCTACAAGCTGTTAATAGACATGTTAGGCTAGGGTGGTAGCCTGAAGGTGTTCTAGAGGCTCTAAAGGGCTATAATTCATTTAACCCCCTCCCCGTTAAAAATTATAAAAATTATAGGAAGGTGGGTTACGTCTTTCACGCACGCTAGAAAGTTTCTCCCTCCCCCCCCTCCTTGATGAAATGGACAGGTGGTTTTT